GACTTCAAGGAAGATGGTGTCGGCTACTCGCGCGACACCATCTTCCTTGAAGTCGTCAGCCAGCGGCTGGGCACGGTGCGGCTGGTGTTGCCGGCGGAAGTCGCCGACACCATCGCGCGCCAGCGGGACGCGCTGGGCGGCAAGACGCGCAGCAAGGCGGCGCGCAAGCTCGCGGGCGAGCGCAAGCTGCGGGGGGAGGTGCCGGCGTTCCTGCGGAAGAAGGCGAGCGCCTAAGACCGTTCAACGGGACCGCCGCGCGTTGCAGCGCAGCGGCGGTCCCTCACCCGTTCACCAAGACAGGTTTGGCGCGCGGGCTACCCGTAGTCTACGGGGAGCCTCGCACCGCCACAAGCGAGGCAGTCCCATGAGTATCCCGAAGTTCCTGCTCCCTGAGTCGTTCGCGTTCGCCTCCATCGAAGTCGTCACCGCGCGCCTGACCGACAGCGCGCCGCCGGCTCGCGTCCTCTGCCCGTGGTGCCCCGACTTCGACCCGACCATCAACAGCCACGCCGCCTCGCACAAGATGTGCAACGTCTGCATGGTGCGGTTTGAACATCAGGACCGCGACGAACTCCTCGGCTCGACGTGCGGCGCAGCGTGCGGCTACTGCGGGCGGTGCAGCTAATGGCTCCCGTCCCGGCGGTCTATGACGGCATCGTCGGCGTGTCGCGCGACATCGCGACCGCCGGCCTCGCGAAGACGCGCAGCAACCAGCAGCAGGGCTACAAGTTCCGGGGCATCGATGATGTCCTCAACGCCTTGTCGCCGCTGCTCGTCAAGCACCGGCTCGTCATCCTGCCGCGCGTCCTCGACCGCACCGTGGTCGAGCGCACGTCGCGGCAGGGCGGCGTGCTGATCTACGTCACCATCAGCGCGGAGTTTGATATTGTCTCCGCCGTGGACGGCTCGACGCACACGGTGCGGACCTACGGCGAGGCGATGGACAGCGCCGACAAGAGCACCAACAAGGCGATGTCCGCCGCCTACAAATACGCCGCGATCCAGACGTTCTGCATTCCGACCGAAGGCGGCGAGCACGACGCGGACGCGGTGACGCACGAGCCCGTGCCGGCTGTCCGCATCCTCGCGCCCGCGCTGCCGGACCCGCCGCCGGTCGTCGCGCCGACGACGAAGGTGCCGAAGGGTTACGTGTCGTGGTTTGAGGCGCTGCGCGCGGCGGCGCTCATCGGCACGCCCGCGCTGGAGCGCGCGTGGCTCGACGCGCCGAAGGCGTTCCGGCTGCACCTGGCCGCGACGATGCCGGGCGCGCAAGCGGACCTGAAGGCGATTGCCGGTCGGCTGGCCGGCGGAGGGATGGCGTCGTGAAGGCAGCACATATCTACGTCGCAGCGGTCCTCGTGTCGTGCCCCCACTGCAAGTGTCTGCAGCCCGTCGATGGCGTGTCCGACGACACCGCCGCGCTCGCGTGGCCGCTGTCGGCGTTCGCTGCCGCGAAGGACTGGCGTCCACCGATCGCGTGCCTCGCGTGCGGCCAGGACTTCCGCCTTCCCGCCCTGCGCGCGACGGTGCCGCTGACGCCAGCGGATCGCCCGTGAGCCTCACGCTCGTCCGGCCGCGCCTCGTGCGCGCCTTCGACATCCTCGACGCGCCGCAGCGATCCGCCGCGTGGGTCGCGGCGCGCGTCGGCCGGCTCACCGGCTCGCGCGCCGCCGCCATGCTCTCGACCGTCAAGGGCGGCGAGTCCATCGGGCGGCGCAGTCTGCGCGAACAACTCGTCGCCGAGCGCCGCACGGGTCGGCCGCACGAGTCCACCTTTGAATCGCCCGCGATGCGGACGGGGCTGGAGCGCGAAGCGGCAGCGCGGGCCTGGTATGAGGCGCTCACCGGGCGCTTCGTCACGGTGACGGGGTTCCTCGCCGGCCGGCACCAACAGGTCGGCGTCAGCCTCGACGGGCACGTCGGCGACTTCGACGGACTGCTGGAGATCAAGTGTCCGCTCGCGCTGACGCACGTCGATTACCACGTCGCCGGCACGCTGCCGCCCGCGCACCGCAAGCAAGTCGTCCACGCGCTCTGGCTGACCGGCGCGCCGTGGTGCGACTGGATGTCGTTTAACCCGGAGTTTCCCGCGCACCTCCGCGCCTTCGTCGTGCGGGTCGAGCGCGACGAGCGCGAGATCGCGAGCTACGCCCTCGCCGTGGCGCTCTTCCTGCGCGAGGTCGAGTCTGCGGTAGGATCCCACCGTGGCTACTAAACGGGTGCCGGCGGCGGTGCGCGACTACTTCCGCGCTCTCGGCGCGCGGCACGGCGCGAGCGGCGGTCGGAAGGCAGCGGCGAACATGACGCCCGCGCAGCGGAAGGCGCGGGCCGTCAAAGCCAGCCAGGCGGCGGCAGCGGCCCGCGCGAAGCGGAAGGGCTAGAGCAGCGTCTCCCAGTCGTCGTCGTCGTCCATGTCCGGCCCAAGGTCGAGCATTCCCCTACCCTCCCGGCGGCGTCAGCGTCAGCGAATAGCCGAAGAGCGTGCCACGCAGCCCGCGCTGCTGGCGCGCCTTCACGTCGGCAAGCTCCGCCGCGTGCGCGTCGAGCTTCTCGTTGATCTGCTGCAACTGAAACCCCAGCCCCATCAGCGTGCCGGCCAGGTCGAACCCGTCAGGCTCCGGCGGGCCTGGCGGCGGCTCCAGCGGGCCGGGAACCGGGACGACCGGCACATCCACCACGCCATCCAACACCTCCCACGGGGCACGCCAGCGCGCCGGATCGACCTTGACGGGGTTGATCTGCCAGGCCGGCTCGTTGCCGGTGCCGGCGATGGGGTTGCCCTGCGCGTCCTCCGCGCCGCCGCCCTTGACCAGCATGTCCACGATGGTCCCGTCGCGATAGGCGACGATGTCGGTCGCGTATTCGCGGCACATGTTGCCGCCGGGCTTCGACAACAGGCCCGCCCCTTCGGCGCGCAGCGCCCACGCCACGCGCCGCGTAATCTCAAACGCGCCGCAGGGACCGACGAGGCTGACGCCGCGCTGCTCGAGGTCCGCTTTGATTTGCCGCACGACGTCGGTATGGTCATCAGCCACTGCGTCCCTCCTGCTTCAGGTCGTCATGCACGCGCACGACGCGGCGCGCCGCCGCGAGGATGCGGTCGAGCGCCAGCGGCGGCGTGTCGAACGCGCCGACCTCGTGCGAGCGCGCCTCCAGTTCGTCGCGCAGTTGGTCGATGGCGTGCGCGAGCGCGAGCGGCGTCATGGGACCGGGTGCGACGGTGCCCGCCGCCGGTCGGTGCCGTAGATCCGCTCGATGCGGGCGCTCCCCTGAAAGCGCGGCCCGCGCCGGTAGCCGCGCGCCCACTCCGTCCGGTCGAGCCGACCGAGATAGCGTTCGACAATCGCCGTCTGCACCGAGCGGCGCTGCGTGCCGGTCAGGTCGTCGCACGCGACACCGGGATACGGCAAGGGCGTATCCGCCCGGCGGCGCATCATGGTCCCAACCGATGCACGGGACCGAGGTAGCCGAGCAGGTAGAGGACGAGCAGCACGACCAGCACCAGGCCGATGCCGCCGCCGCCGTAGTAGGGACCGCGCTCCGGCCCGCCGACCGCCCAGCCGCCGCCGCCGAAGAGCACGAGCAGAATCAGAATCAGGAGCAGCATGTTCTATCCTTTCAGGAGTGCGTAGAGCACGCCCGCGATGCCGAGCAGTCCGCTGATGAGCGTGACCGCCCCGATCGCCAGCGCGCCGACCAGGCTGACGCCTTCACTCTTCCCCGTGCTGCCCGCCTGATTGCGGGCGAGCACTTCCACGAGCGCCGTCAGCTTTTCCATCTGCGGGTCGAAGACCCCCTGCTTGCCTTTGCCTTCCGACGACGACAGTTCCAACGCCGACAGCCGCTTGTTGGTGTCGTTGTATTGCGCCGAGCTTCGCGTCTCGGCGGCGGCGGCGGTGTCCGCCACTTGCTTGGCGAGCGTCTGCTGCAGGTCCGTCGTCTGCTTCGCGAGCGTCGTGATCGCGGTGTTCGCCGCGACGGCGGTCTTCGCCACTTCCTCGCGGTCCACTTGCCGAATGCTGTCAATGCGGCCCGACTCGGCGTGCTGGATCTTCTCCTGATACTCCTCGCGCAGCCGCGCGACCGTCGCCTCGTGCTTCGCGCGGAGCTTCGCGATCACCCGCTGGCTGGCGATCTGCTCGTCGTGCAACAGACCGCGCAGTTCCGCCATGTCGTCAATGCGCTCGACGGACGCCTTCACCAGGTCTAAGACGTTCTTCGTCGGGTCGAAGACAGGACCGCCATACGCATCGACGCCCGTGCCCTCGCCGCTCCGCCGCCGCTCTCCGTTGTCGCTGGGGTTATGCCGCCGCTCGCGATACGGACTCATGGCGCAACGCCTCGCGGCGGCTCCGGCACCCTGTCCGGCGGCGTCGTCACCGACGGCAGCACATAGCCGGCGGCAATCACTTTCTCGACGTGCGCCTCGGAGGTCGGCCCATGCAGCGACAGCGCGACGACGAGCTTGCGCCGCTGCGCGAAGTGCTGATACTGCCCCCACGCAAACGAGATCAACGCGAGCGTGGCCGCCTCGACGTAGATCGAGGCGTTCGCTTCGGACCAGGCACCCGCCCGCACGATGTAGCCCGCGCCCAGTCCGAGCGCCAACCGGAGGACCGACCCGACCGCCGCCGCCATCATTGGATTCATCAGTTGCCTTTCGGCGGCGGCCCGAAGACGAGCGCGCCGGGATTACTCGTGCGCCCTTCCTGCAGCGCGATCCAGCCTTCGATGGACCGGATCATCTGCGCGGTCGGGAGTTGCAGCGCCGCACCCGCGAGCGCCGTCGTGGACTTGACGGCGCGCCCGGTGACCTCGCCTTGCTTGATCGCGTGCCCGACGTCGGTCGCGGCCTGGAACGACATCTGCACCAGCCGCGTGCCCGCCGGTCCCTCGTAGCCGCGCGAGCCGGGGTCCATGCCCGCCACGATCTTGAGCGCGCTCGACCCCTCGCGCGCGAAGATGATCCCGTTCAGCGAGTCGCCGAGAATCTGCCCGCCCACCTTCGCGATGAACGCGGGCACCTCGTCGCACGCCGCCCGTCCCGTCGCGCAGCGCATCGCCTCGGTGAGAATGGCGGGCACGACATAGAGCAGCGACAGCCCGCCGAGAAACGCGAGCGCGGACGCGGGCGACTTGAAGTTCGTTTGCCCGGTGCGCCGCGCCGCCGAGTTGAGCACCGTCACGCCGTAACTCGCGAACGTCATGAACAGCTTCGCGACATCGCCGCCGCGCTGCACGTCGGTCAGGTCTTTCAGTTGGCCGCCGCCTTGCGAGTCGAGCACCGCCTGGTCGGCGAGCGCGATGGCTTGCGCTTCGTCGCCGGGGTTCTGGTGCATCTGCTTTTCATATTCGCCGAGCCACGTCGGCACGTCCGCGATGCGCTGCGCCATGCCGATGTGCCAGAGGTAGCTGTCGAGGATCGCTTGCTGCGTGACGTGGTCGGCGCTCACCGTCCGCACCAGCTTGTCGAACCAGCCGCCCGGCTCCCGCAGCGTCTTCTGCACGTCGCGCATGTCGGGGTTCGCGGTCGTCATGCGGTTCGCCATCATCGCCGACTTGTTGGCGATCCAGGTCGTCGTGCTCTCAAAGTGCGCCGCGTCCCGCAGCCATCGCTTCACGCCCTTCGCGACCCACTTGACGCCGACGCGCTCCATGCCGTTGAAGAGGCCGATGGGTTGCTGCAGCGCGGTCCAGGTGTTCCACGCCATCCCGGCGACTTGCGAGCGCGACTTGAGGAAGCGCGCCGCCCAGTCGGCGAAGTTGTTTTTCCCGCCGCCGCCGGCCGCGCCGGCCGCGATGTCTTCAAACAGCTTCGTGATCTTCCCGTAGACGATGTCGCCCCGCGTGTCGATGATCGCTTGCGACACCGCCGAGTCCCGCAGCAAGCGGTTGACATCGATGAGCATCTCGTGATGCGTCAGGTCGTGGACGACGTCGCGCACATGGTTGAAGGTCGCGGTCATGTCGAGGCGCAGCGGCAAGCCGGTGTGCGCCACGCGCGTTTCGGTGTAGCCCTTCTTCGTCACCGTGCGGGTATACGCGGCGGCGGTCGTCAGCTTCGCCTCGGTGATCTTCGCGAGTTGTCCGGCCCGCGCCATCCGCGTGCCGTCGTAGGCGATGGGATGGTAGCCGCCGGGCTGTTCGCCGAAGCGCGTCTGGATCGTCAGCGCCTCGACCTTCTCCGGCTTGAGCCCGGTCAGCCGCTGCTCCTTCGCTTCGATCTCCGGCCAGAACGAGTCGAGGAACGCATGGTGCGCGGCCAGGTATTTCCAGTCGCGCTCGTCCAGCGAGTCGATGATCGCGAGCAGTTGCGCCTCGGTAAACGGGCGCGTCGGGTCGTTGCGGAGGCGCTCGCGTCCGTCCTCGCTGCCCCAATACGCACCGATCGCCAGCCGCGCCTCCAGCGACAGACTCGCGTTCAGCGCCGGGATAAATTTCTGTTCCTGAATCGCGAGACGTTCGCGGCCCGGATAGAACTGCTCAAGGATCGCGTTGTAGCGCAGCCCCTCCTTGACGTTGCGCGACTCCTCGGCATCGGCGGCGGCGTTCGCGGTGCGCTGGAACGCTTGCCACATCGGCCCGGCATCGACGTGCCCGTCCATCTCAAACACGAGCAGCGAGAGCTTGGCGTTGGAGGCGTAGGCGTTGTCGATCCAGTCGCCGACCTTGTCCGCGCTCGTCTTCTCGTATTGGAATTTACGCGCCGTCGTGTGCTCGCGGATGGAGGCGGCGAGCGCATCGCGGCGCTGCTCAAAGGTGCGCCGGTCCTGCGCCGTCAGCAGTCGGTTCTTCAGCCGCGCGAGATGCGCGATCATCTGCAGCCCGTCGGTGATCCCGACGATCTCCTCGACCGTCGCCTCGGTGTAGTGGATCCGCCGGCTGTCGTTCAGCACTTCGTCCGGCAGTCCCTCGGCGGGCATCCCCTGCCGCTCCAGTTCCGCGACCCAGTTGCGGACGAGCACGCGGCGCTTCAGCGCCTTCTGCGTCACGGGCGCGAACTGATAGCGGTCGAGGATGCCGTCCACCTGGTCGAGATAGCCGCTGCCGGCGAGGCCCAGCCGCGCCCGCGCCGCGCCCGTGCCGAGTGCCTGAGCCCGGCCGACGCGCACCGCCAGGTCGGCGACGACGCGCACCGCTTCCCGGTGGAGCGCGAGCGCGACCGTCTCCTGCGTCTTCGCGGCAATCGCGCCGGGAATGTCCTGCCGGGCGGCGCGGTCGATGGCGTGCTGCGCGGCGCGCCGGGCCGCTGCCCAGAACACCGCCGGCTTCAACTCCTTCACGAGGGTCCGCGCGATGCGCGCTCGCGCGTGCGCCTCGACGTCAGCGCGCGACGGCGTGGCCCGGTGAATCGCCGCCGCCGCGCCGCGCGTCGTGGCGTTCTTCGCCGAGAGGTCCGTCTGCAGCGCGTCGATCTCGGTCTGCTTCTCCGCCGACACGGCGGCGACGGCATCGCGCACGAACGGCTTGACGGTGCGCTGGAGCTTCCGCAGCGCGGCCATCTCCTGCCGCACGACCTCGGCGCGCCCTTCGTTCGACACCGCCGCTGCCGCCTCTTCAGCGAGCGTGCCGTCGAGCAGCGCGCTGGGATGCGCCGCTTGCATCCGCTTCTCCGTCTCCGCCGTAATCGCCGTCGCCAGCGGCGGCGTGGTCTGGCGCAGCGCCCGCAGTTCGTCGCCGCTGGAGAACCCGTAGACGTCCGCGACCATGTCGGCCGGCGTGCCGCGCTTGACCTCGGCGAGCGCCTGATAGACCGGCGTGTTCGACAACTCGTGGCGCACGTCCGCCTCGACGCCCGCGCGCTCCGCCTTCCACGCGGCGGTGCGCGTGCGCTGCATCTCCTTGAGCAGCGTCTGCTCGAGTTGCTCGCGTGCCGTCCGCGAGGCCATCTCGATGGTCTTGCCGTAGCGCGCGAACGCCTCCGGCGTCATGCCGGCCGCCTCCGCCGTCGTGAACATCGGCGCGACCCGGCGTCCTTCTTCCTCCGCAATCGCCTGGTCGCTCGCCAGCATCCGGTCGAACACCTGACGCACGTCGGGGTTGAGCGTGACGCGGAGCCCCGTCAGGGTCTTGTAGACGTCGAGCATCCACGCCCGGAAGGACGAGAACGCCTCGCGCAGCGCGGTCGTCGGCGCGACTCCTTCCATCAGGTAGCGTTCAAACCCGCGCGCCCACTGCTCGTGTTGCGCGGTCGTGATCGGTTGCCCCGTGTCGCCTTCAGGAAAGAGCCACGCGCGGGCGGTCGCGAGGTCGCGCGCGATCTCCGGCGACTCCGGCGCGAGGTCGGTCATCACCTCCAGAAAGAAGTGCGCGCTCTCGTGCAGGAACGTCGAGAGGTTCGCCTTCTCAAACAGACTGATCGTGAACTGGCGGTCGGCTCCGAAGCGGATGGAGCCGCGGCGCTCCGGCGTCGGCTCACCGGGCTGCGGTTCCTGAAAGAGCGCCTGGCCGCCGAGCACGTAGTCGCGCATCTGCGGCGTGATGCGAATGCCGGGCACCGCGCCGAGCGTTTCGTCGCGCTCCATCTGCAGCCGGGCGAGGCGCGTGTTGTAGCCCGCCGTCGCCGTGCGTTCCGTTTCATGCGCGAGCGTCAGGGCGGCGATCTCGGCGTCGATGTCCGCGTGCGTGCGGCCGGACGCGCTCATTTCGATCATCTCGACTCTGCCGCCGTTGCGCTTCACCGCCGGCAGTCCGTTGACGACGTTGACGAAGTCCACGTCGTAGAGGCGCGTGAGCCCGGCCCCGCCGATCTTCAGCCCTTCGCCTTCCAGCGTGCCGTCGGGCGTGTCGAGAATGCGCGCCGCCACTTCCTTGCCGATCACGTCCGAGAGCGGCTTGCCGACCCAGTCGTGCGCCCCGCCTTCGATCCGGGCGGTGACCCGCCCGGCGGCGTCAATCGCCAGCGCGATCTTCCCGCCATCGATCGCCTCGATGTTGACTTTCGTGACCGCGCCGCCCGCCAGATGCGCGGGCGGAGCCGGGCTCCACATGATGTCGCGCACCGCGTGTTCCAGCCCGTAGCGCCTCGCTTGCGTTTCGCCGCGCGTCCACACGACCGCGCTCCGGCCCCGGTTCACCGCATCGCGCAGCGCCCACTTGAACGCGCCTTCGCGCCAGTTCTTCACCAGCAGCGGCGGCATCAGCTTCTGGTTTTCAGGGTTGGGCGGCTGCGCCTCTTCGATCCAGGACACCAGCGTGCCGTCCGGTGCGGTGCGGTCGTTGAGGCGGATCCGCACCCACGGGTTCTCGATGTTCTGATAGGCGTCGTGTCCGTCGCGCCAGTCGGCGCGGTCAGCGCCGCGCCTCCACAACGCCTCCCCATGCACGACCGCCACCTGCGCGACCTGGTCCGGCGTAAAGCCCTCGCGGAACGCGACCGCCGCCGTCATGGCCCGGCCCTCGGCGTCGAGCCACGGCTTGCCGTTCACGTCGAACGCAAAGCGCGTCGTGCCGGGTGGATGCCCCTCGACGTCGCCGACCACGGGGCGCGCGGTGATCTCGGCGAAGCGGTCGCGCGGCGCATTCGGCATCTGCAGGAACACCTCGCGGTTGCTGCCCTCGTCCGCGCCCGGCTCGACGTAGTCGCCAAACTTGATCCCGTCGCCCTCCGCTCCTTCGTCCTCCAGTTGCCCCTGCGCCTCTTTCAGCGCGTCGTCCCAACTGACGTTCTCGCGCGCCGCCTCGTAGCGCGCCTCATCGTAGTCGGACTGATGCTCCTCGACGTAGGACTCGGCCGCTTGCTGCGCCTCTTCCTCGCTGCCGTAGGGGTCGTCGTGCCATCGACCATCGATGCGGAACTGCCAGTAGGTGCCCTCGTCGTCCTCCGTCTCCTTGACGCGGATCTGCCCATAGCCCTCGCTGCGATACATCGATCCTTCGACCTCGGCATCGACCGCCGCGTCGAACAGTTGACGCGCCCGGTCCTCGACCAACTCCGCATCGATGCCGCCCGCCTCGCTCAACGTGAAGACTTCGACATGCACGGCGTTCGCCTTCAGGTAGTCGAGCACTTCCTGCCGCGTATAGCTCACGCCGTCCTCAAGGTCCGACACATGCGCGAGGGCGAATTCGTCCTTATTGATGCCGCTCTTCGCGTTGCGGATCGACGCCTTCCACTGCGCGCCGTTCGCTTTGGCTTGCTTGCTGTCTTCGACGGCGCGGGTCAGGCGGGAGTAGAACGTGCCGGCGGGTTCATCGACGCCCTGATAGTAGATGTTGCCGGACGTGCCGTCGAACGTGCCCCGGTTGCCGGTCGCGCTCTTGACCTGGTCGGGGTCGAAGACCATGTAGCTGTCGCCGTCGCCCTCGTAGCCGTTGGGATACTGGACGCCGTCGTAGCCCTTCGCCTTCAGATAGTCGCGCATGACCACGAAGCGCGCGGCGCGCTCGCGGGTCGCGCCGTGAACCGCGTTCACCTTGTCCGACGCATCCATCCGCGCGAGCAAGTCTTTCGACTCGTCCGGCGTCAGCACGTTGTCCTTGACCAACTGGTCGAGGAACCCCAGCCGGCCGAAGTAGCCGGGGTCTTCGGACAAGTGGATCGGATGTTCCATCCGCAGGAACACGCCCAGCGTCTTCGTGCCGCCGCGCTTGCTGGCTTGCGCCGCCGTGCCGAAGTGAAAGCCTAGCTCGCCATGCGCGGGATCGAAGGCGTCGAATTCGGCGGACGTGTTGTGATAGACGACGAGCGGTTCCAGGTCGGCGGAGGACACGACCTGGCTCGCGCCGAACCACGCGCGGAACTCCGGCGACTCGGTCTGCGCTTCGACGGTCTGGTAGAGGGTTGTGTCGGGGCCGGCTTTCTTCGCGGCGCGGGCGGCGCGCTTCGCCTCTTTCGCAGCGGCGGCGCTTGCCTTGTCGGCGGCGAGCGTGGCTTTCGCGGCTAGTCGCTGGGCGCGGACGGCGTCGAGTCGCTGGGCGGAGCGGAACTCGCCGAGCGTTGGCGAGCGATCTTCTCCACTCGCGCCTTCTCGTCCAGTTCCCGCTGATCGATCACGCCGTGCAGCTCCTCGGCGAGCCGGGTCCGAAAGGAAGACTTGCTCGAGGGCGTGGACTTGTTCTCCATATCCGGCACGCTCCAGTATACCCCTGATCGTGACGTCCTCGGTCAGCATCGCTGCGAACTCCGGCGCGGTCGCAATGACGGCGTCGGTCAGCTTGCCCTGCTGCAGGACCTGGACGGCAGTGAGCTTCTCGTCCTCGGCCAGTTCATACAGCGTCTTCGCCCACGACCAGACCGTCTCCTGCACGTTGGCCGGCGTCCACTCTTCGCCCGTGCGCTCCGTCAGAATCGCGGCCACGCGCCGGACCTTCGCGCTCATCGCCAGATAGCCGGGCGACTTGCCGCCGTATTTGCGTTTAGCGCGCGTCTCGGTCGCGGGCAGAAACTGGTCGGTGCCGGCGAAGAGCGTCTGCTCGACCGCCGAGAACGTCGCCATCCAGGCGTCGTTGGTCACCTCCTGCATGTAGCCGAGCAGGTTGCGGTTGAACGACTGCACCTTCGGGCCGGAGAGCGTGATGTTCTCCGGCGTCGGCGAGGTCAGCGCCTCGACCATGTTGTTGCGCCACGAGTCGAGCACCGACTCCGGCGCGCCGCTGCCACGCACCGCGAGCGCCGCCAGTTCCAGAATGACGTCGCGGTCCTGCGACCGCCCGGTCTGGATCCAGATGCGCCACATCGCCGCCGCGTTCAGCAGGTTGTCCCGCACGCCGACGCGCGGCGACATCGACGCCAGCAGCGCGACGAAGCGTGGCGTGTCCTGTTCGCCGAACACCTCGCGAATGGAATCGACCGCGCGCTGATACCAGCCGCGCACGACCGAGCCCGCGAGCGCGACGTCCACGAAGTCGAGATCCTCCGGCAGACTCTCAAACGTGTCGGCGATACTCGCGATGGCTTTCGTGCGGGCGTTGGCACGCTCCTCCGGCGTCAGGTGCGGCGCGATGACATCGAACCCACGCGGGCCGTCCAGCACCGGGTCCAACGTCTCCGGCTCCGCGTCCTCGACGGTCTGGAACAGCACCGTCGCCAGCGGCACGGCGTCGAGCGCCTTGCTGCGAGGCGGCGCTTCCGGCTTCGCGGCTCGCGCCCGTTCGCCGAGCGCCTTGCCCTCCTTGTCGATGTTGGGGTTCTCGGCGCGCATCTGCGCCATGCGTTCCGCGAGCGTGCCGGTGATCGGCGCGTTGCGCCGCTCGACGCCGTCCGGCCCGACGCCACGCGCCGATCGCCGCTCCACGACCGGCGGCGCGGGCGTGGCTAGCTCCGCCTCGGCGAGTGCGATCATCGCGTCCTGCCGGGCGGTGCCCTCGGTCGTCGCGGTCCACGTCGCCAGCGTCGGCGGCAGCGCCGGCAGCGGAATGCCCTCGGCCGCGAGCGTCTCGTGCGTGACCGGGCCGACGTGGCCTGGCACCGCGTAGCGCGGCGCGATGATACCCTCGACGTTCTGGCTGAACCCGGTCACGGTCGCGACTGGCGCGGCGGCTGGCGCAGCCTCTGCCGTCACCTCGGTCGTCGTCGTCGCCGCAGCGGCCGGTGCGTCCGGCTGCAGCGACGGGCGCTCGACCGTCAGCCCGTAGCGTTGATAGAGCGTCAGCGGGTCGAGCTTCGCCTTCGCCGCGAGCGTGCCGAACACCGCCTCAAAGACCTGGCCCTGCCGCACCGCCATCTGCTCAGGGAACCCGGCCGCGCGCAGTTGCGCGGTGACGTGCTCGCGCACCTTCGCGGCGGAGTCCTCGGCGGACGTGCGCTCCGCCGCCGGCCGCGCCATCTCCTCTTCGCGGACGTTCGCCGCCTTCGGATCGCCGACCCGCAATTCCTTCTCAAAGAAGGCGTGATGATCCGTCGCCGCGAGTTGTGTGACGTAGGCGGCGGTCGGGATCGCGAGGTCGGTCTGCGCCTTGACCGCGTCGTCATACGCCGTGTCGCTGCCCGTCAGGCGGTGCGCCATCTCCGCCGGGTCGATGCCCTGCGACTGAAACCAGGTCGTGAAGCTGTCGATGGGCGCGTAGAGTTTCTCGACGCCGTCCTTGCTGACGTGCGCGATAAACTCCGCGACCGCCGCCGGGTCGCGCTCGAGGGTCTTCGATTCGCGCGCCGCCTTGCCGAGATCCTCCAGCGTCTGCTGGCCGACCGCCGCTTGCACCATCCGGTTGACCGCATGGATGCTGCCGGTCTGCGCGCCGGTCTGCACGAGGGTCGCGATGGTCGTCGCGAGGAAGGCACTCGGCCGCTCGCGGATGTAGTCGCCGAAGGTCTTGTCGCGACTCTCCGGCAGCGCCGCCCAGTCGTTGAGGTCCTGGCCGAGCGTGGCGACGTTCTCGCCGACCAACTCCGGCACGACCTGGTGCAACAGCGTCTTGAAAAACCCGCTGCGCTTCGCGAGGTCACCGACCAGCTTGTGAAAGGGGGCCGCCTCGGTGCCCGCTTCAATGATGCCTTGCGACGTGCCGTAGAGCAGCGACGACGCGAACCCGCCGCCCTGAGCGCGCATGGTCGAATAGCCCGCGCCGCCGGTCTGAGTCGCCATCAGCCCCAGCCCGAAGCGCGACACCATCAGTTCTGCGGCCGGCGTCAGGGTCGCGCCGCCGGTCAGCACCGCCGACAGCAGAATCGGCGCGGAACTCCCCATCGACCCGAACCCTTCGTAAACCATCTTCTCGATCTCGCCGACGCCCCGCTGCTCGCCCGTCAGGCCACGCTTGGTCGCTTCCGCGACTTCGTTCTGCCGCTTGCCGAAGTCTTCCAGCCACGGCAGCTTGAGGCCCGCGCCGACCGCTTCCAGCGCGGACCACGCGCCGAGGTCGAGCCCTTTGTAGAGGCCGCCGGCCGTGATGCCGGTCGCGTTGGAGGCGAAGCGCATCGCCGTCTCGATGGCACTGAGCGGGCGCAGATCGTCCTGCGCGACGGCGAGGTTGATCGGGTGCGCGGTCAGCCAGTCGGCGAGCAGCGGACTCTCGGCGCGATACTTCTCGACGTCGAAGTCCACGGCTTTGGTCTGCTGTTCGATGGCGTCGAGGTTGCGCTCGACCAGGTCGGTCGGGAACCCGGTGCGCCGCGACTGCGTCAGGATGCGCGCGGCTTTCTCCGGCGGCATCGCGGCGGCGCGCTTCGCGGCGTCCTGCAGCTTCGCCGGCTGTTCCGGCGCGGAGAACACGCGCTCCGAGGCGGGGGCCGGGAGCGTGCCGCTCTCAAACGGGCGTGCGCCCGCCGTCGGCTTGGTCAGGGCCGGGTCGCTGAAGACCGAAAAGGTCTGCTCCTCCTCGTCCATCATTCGCCCCGGAGGCGGCGGTAGACTTCCGCCTTGCCCATGCCGAGCACGTCCGCCGCGTAGGCGCGCTGGATGCGGTCCTGATACAGCTTGACGATGTCCGCCGGCTTGAAGACGGGGCGCTGCAGCCGGGGGTCATTCGCGCGCAGGATGTTGACGGCTTCGGTGATGTTGGGTTGCGGAATGCTGGTCAGCGGCACGAACGCCTTCTCGCGACTCTCCGGGCTCTGCACCAGGCGGGCGCCCTGCTCCGTCGAGCTATACCCGAACCAGCGCGATACCATCACTTTCTGATCGACCATGCTGTGCATGATCTGGGCTTTCTCGTCGCGCGAGAGTTTCTTGTTGCCCGTTTCCCGTTCCGCGATGACCGCGAGGACGTCGCTCTTCAGCGCGCCCAGTTCCGCCTTCTCGTCGTCGCTCGCCTTGGTCTTGTGCGCGCCCGCGTAGCCCGCGCCATCCGCGATCTGGCGGAAGAGACTCTCGTCGATCGTCGCGGTCTTCACCGCGTCAGCCGACGCTTGCAGCCGGCGGCGTCCTTCCATCAGCGCATTGACGCGCGGCTGGCCGATCTCCGGCAGCAGCGACATGATCTGGTCTTCGGTCATCGCGGCGAGCGTGGTCGGGTTCGACTTGTCCCAGTAGGTCGCCCAGCCGGTCGTCTCTTCGCGCTGCGCCTTGAGCGTGCGCTCGTGCTGCCCGCGCGTAAAGACGCGCTCTTCGTCGCGGTAGGCACGGTCCTCGACGCGGTCGCTGCGGTCGGCGGCGTGCTCCTGCTCGCGCACCATGTAGTCGGTGAAGGTCTTCCGCACGGTAGCCGGCGCGTTCAGGAACTCGTCCATGCGCTGCATCTCGCCCAGCGTCTTGCCGTCGAGCACGGCTTTCGCGAGCTTGGCCGTGATCGCCTCGGCGCGCGAGGCGCGGCCGGCGTCGGTCGCGGACTTGCGCTCGCGCAGGTTCTGCAGCGCCGCCTCCCGCACCTTCGGCTGGTCCGCATACTTCTCGTTGATCGCCTCCTGCATCTTGTCCACGTTGATCGGCTCGTCGTCGGCCTTTGGTCCCATCGCCGCCCAGACCGCGTTGCTGGCGCGCAGTCCCTGGCCGAGCGTCGTCGCGACCTCCAGCTTGACTTCCAGCCGGCGCTTCTCCTCCGGCAGCAACTCGGCCGCCGCCATGTGCTTGAAGTAGAACGCGGCGTCCTCGTCGTGCCCCTGCGCCAGTTGCTCATCGATCACGCCCGCGTGGATCTGACTGTGCGCCTCGGCGAGCATCTCCTTACGCTGGTCCGGCCCCCAGCCTTTGTGCGCCGCGTATTTCGTGATGATGTCGTCGGTCTGCTGGAGCGCCTCGCCGATCTTGAACGGGTGTTCCGCCGCGTTGACGATGCCGTCGCGGATCGAGTTTTTCACCGCACCCTGGTATTCGCCGGTCGCGTAGGTTTCCATCTGCTGCCCGGCGTAGTCGTCCGTCATGCGGACCATCGACGCGCGCTGCCCGGCCAGCATCTTGTCGAGGCGCGCGAGTTGCCGCGGCGTCTTGCCTTCGCGCAGCGTGCCGGCGAACTCATCGAAGCGCGCCGTCTTCGCCTCGGTCAGGCCGAGCGCGTCCTTGCCCCTGACGGTATGGAACGCGCCGGTCGTCGTGTCATTCAACTCCGCATGGAGAAAATCGCTCACCCGGTTCGTGGCCGCGACGTCCACCACATCATCCTGCCGCTGCAGTTCGCGCTCGTGCTGCTCCGCGACCTGGCGCGTGGCGATGGCGGTGACGGTCTGGCCCAGCCGGCCGACGGCGTCGGCGGTCTGGCCTTGCGCCTCGGCGAGGCCCGCGCCCATCGACAGCGGTGTCTCGGCGGCGGTCTTGCGAACGCCGAGCAGGGGGTCGGTGCCGACCTGACGACCGGGCGCGCGTGGCACCATCGGCATTAGCGGATCCCGTATTTGGCGGTGTAGAGACTCGCGCCCTGCTGGGCAATGGACGCCGCCGCGCCGATATACGCGCCGGTCGCACGCTCACGGCCGGCTTGCTCCGCGTAGACGCCGGTCTTGCGCGCGATGTCGGCCCGCTTGCGGAGATCGACCGCTTGCACCTTGAACCCCCACGCCTCGCGCTGCGCGTTGACCTTGATCGTCTGCGCGTCCAGTTCGCCCGTGTAGGCGGTGTCGGCCTGGACATCGACCGCGCTGCCGTAGCCGACATCGATGTTGCCAGCGGCGAACCCGCTGCGCTGCGCGCCGACCATGCCGCGAATGCCGGCGCGGAAGCGCGACTCCTGCTCCGCCCCGCGCGCGGTCGCGTCCGTCGCCTGGAGGTCCGCGACGGCGGCGTTGTAGTCGGAGAGGTCGGCCTGGCTGTTCGCCGCCTCCTGCTCCGCCGCGCCCTGCTTCTTTGCCGCCTGACCTTCCTTGTAGCCCTTGTAGGCGCTCGCGACCATGCCGCCGATGGCAATGACGGTCAGCGTTACCGGCACTTGAGCACCTCCATCCCGGTCGCGGTGACTTCGATGATCGCGTCCTGCACGTCGAGGATGGTCGGGAGCACGCGCAGCAACTGGATGGGCGCGTAGGTGCCGCACGTCGCCCAGACGTTGTAGAAGTTGACCGCCTTGTTGACCAGGCCGCGCTGCGCCATCAGCGCCGTCGCGCCGACGATGTGGTCGTGGACGGGATCGTCGGCATGGACGACGCGCGCCGACCCGGCGGCGTGCTTCGCCGCCTCCAGCCGCACATGGAAGTCCTGCCCCCACCGCAGCGTCAGCGGCGAGCGCAGCGCCCACCGCTCGAGGCTCAGGGCGTAGAACTCCGCCTCGACGTAGCTGGTGCCCCACGGGATCTGACTCGTATACCGCTGCTCAAAACCGGCGCGCCGCGCCGCGACGAGCGCCGCCCGGTTCAGCATCGGCACCGTCGTGCGCCCTTCGATGCAGTCGGTCGTCGTGAACATGTAGTCGGCGACGGCGGTCATCGCGTCGAGCGCCTCCGCGCCGCGCCCGTCCGGCAGGAACATCGAATGCACGTCATAGCGGCCCGCGCCGAGCCCGACGCAGAGGACGCCGCCGGACGCCGTCTCAAAGGTGAGGTTGCCGGGGTTCTCGACCAGCGGCACCATGTCGATGGGCTCGTCGCCGCCGCCGAGCCACGGGCGCACGTCGGGATGATTCGCAATCGCGGTGAGGCGACGACCGTCGAGCGTGCGCTGCACGCCGATCGCGGTGTCGAGGATCATTCGTTCTCCTCCTCGCCGTAGAGCGCGTCCTCGACCTTCGCGAGTGTGGCCGCCGGCTCCAGACAGCACTCGGTGATCTGCAGCCCGACGTTCTGATGTTTGTCCGAGTCGGTGGACTGATGGCTGGACACGCTCGTGACTTCGACCAGCGCGACCAGCGTCAGCTTCGTGCCGACCTTCGGCAGCGTGGCGAGCTTTAGCTTGTCGAGCGTGTCGTCGTCCATGTTGATCTGCAGCCCGTAGGGATAGCGCGGCCGGTCGTCCTTCTCGACCAGCGACGGCTGCGGCGCGAGCTTGTCGCGGTCCTTCGCGCTGAGTTTCATGCTCACCAGGTCAGACACGGTCAGCCTCCCACTTCGATATTCGGAATCACGCCGAGGATGGTCAGCGGCACCGGCTCTGTCTGGCGGATCACGATGCGCCCGTGGTCGTTGAAGCGCGACAAGATGTTCATCTCGACCGGGCCGGTATGCGCCGGGTCGTCCGCGACCGCGAACGTCGGCAGCTTGACCTGGGTGAGATGCGCGCGGTCGCTGCCCGCCCAGAAGTTGCGCGACGACGCCTCGACCAGCACCGTCACGCTCCCGACCCGTTTCTTCTTGTCGCGCACCGCCGAGCCCTGCACGTCGAGGTCGAGCGTCTCGATCTCCGCGAAGCGGATCGGCAGTCCGGCATGGATGATCGACGCCGGAGCCGGCAGCGTGACGCTGCCGTCCACGACCGTGTAGGTCGGCGCGAGCGGCGAACTGGGATCACCGTTGAAGACGACGACGCCGTCTCCGACCAGCGCGACCACCTGGCCCTCCAGGTGATCCAGTCCGTCGATGGTCGCGACCGGCGTGCCTCGGTAGGTCAGGCCGGAGTCCACGAAGAACGCCTCGGTGAACGCATTGAACGGGTCCGGCCCGGCGCGGCGCTCGAGGCGTTCGATGTAGCGCACCTCCTCGCCGTCGATGGTGCGCCGCACGATCACGTAGCACGCATCCTCCAGCGGTTCCGGCACGACGCAGACGTGCTCGAAATGTCCATCCGCTCCGGTGTCGTGCCGGTGCCAGCCCCAGACCTCCTGCTCGCGCACGTAGGTCAGGCCGAGCAACATGCCGTCCGAGCGGATCGCCCAGACGATGGACTGCGGCGTCTGCTGGTAGTCGATCTCCGTCAGCGCGAAGCCGTCCATGAGATGCGCCGCGAAGATCGAGAGGTCGCGGCCGGCGAGCCCTTCGACCTGTTGGTCGAACTGCAGATCGCGCAGCACCGACCCGCGCGCCTGGACGTAGAGGATGGCGTTGCCGATGAGCACGGGCACCGTGTCGCTGCAGCCGACGTAGGTCTGCTGGTTCGCCGGCAGGTTACTCGGCGTCAGCGGCACCATCGGTTCGCCGACCGTCCACTCGCCCGCGTCGGTCATGACGATAAAACTTTTCAGCGCGAGCAGATGGCGCACCGGATTGTGGTTGTTGCCGGCAATCCTGAACGTCAGCGCATCGTCGTCCTGCACGGGCGACGAGATCCCGAAGTTGCTGGGGAACCCGGTGCGGCTCGCCCAGACCGAGTCGGGGTTCGCGTTGCTGTAGCCGAAGAAGCGGCGCTGCTGGTAGAAGGCGGCGACATTCGGGTAGCCGTCCTCGGCGGCGAAGAGCACCTGATCGACCGGCGGCGTCAGCGCGAAGTCGGGGTCGATGCCGGGGTCGTTGAAGATCGTCGCGCCGCTCGAGGCGGTGCCGATGAAGCCATACGTGCCGTTGCCCCACGGATCCTTGTAGACGTAATACTCGACCGCGCCCACGACCGCCGTCCACGCGAGATGATTCGGCGCTTGCGGCGTCGGGTCCGCCGTCGCGCCGTTCACGACCTGAGCACTCGGCGGCGTCTCCTCGTAGGTGTCCGCCATGCCGGCGGTGACGACGTAGCCGACCGCGCGCGTGCCCGCGCCGCCCGGCGTCAGCACCAGGCCGGCCGGCGCGAGCAGCGCCGTCGCGGTCACAATCGGCACGAGCACCCAGCGCGTCGGCGCGAGGTAGTGCAACTCGTAGGGCGGCTCGTCCTTGTGGGTCAGCGTGATCACGCGCCCGCTCTGCACCCAGTGCATGAGATGCGTGAACGGGGTCGGGATCTCGTAGGTCGCGCCGTCGAGCGTGGCCCAGGCGGCGACGTCCGGCGGCTCGACGCCGACGTGTGTCAGGGTCGCGTAGTAGAGCACGTCCGCGTGGACGACGAGGTCACCGACGACATAGTTGATGGCGACGTCCCACGCCTCGACGTCGTCCAGATCGACGGTGACCGGCGCGCCGAGTTGGTAGAAGCGGAGGTAGCCGAGCCCCTCTTCGATGAGCACGCTCTCGCCGGCGATCTCCGACACGTAGCGGTGGAGCGCGACCTCCGGGTCGTCGGTCTTGCACGCGGCGACGAAGCGGAACCCGGCGCGGTTCGCCGCGCCGCCGTGCCGCTGCACGATGAAGTTGCGGCAGACGCGCAGCCCGCTCTGATACTTCGCCGTGTCGGCCCGCGCCGAGAGCGCGGGCGCAAGCTCGCCGCCCGCGAACGCGCGCTGGATGATCGAGTCGCTCATTCTCGCGCCCTGATCCAGTCGGGATCACCCGGCGTCGGTTCCTGCTGCGACTCGTTCGCGCTGACGGTGCGCGCGACACCGATGAGGCGCTCATACATCGCCCAGCAGAACTGCGCCTTCTTGTCGTCGCGCGCCAGGCCCGGTGCGAAGACATGCGCGAGGCGGTAGGTCAGCGCATTGCGGAAGAGCGCATCGCCCTCCAGCGCGGCGCAGACCGGCCGGCGCGTGTATTCCAGCCGGATGTCGAGCAGCGGCACGTCGGTGTAGAGCAGCGGCCCGCCGACCGCGTCCTCGCCGATCTTGAACGTCGCCGGCACCAACTCGTAGGCGCGCTTGCGTCCCGTCACCAGCCGGCGCGCGAACAGCAGATCCGCCGGCACGCGGTAGGCGTATTGCCAGTCGTCGTTGACCGGCACCGACGGCGTGCCCGCGACCCAGACCGGCGTGGCATACTTCGTCGCGAACGGCCACGGGAAGGCGCGCAGGGTCGCGTCCACTTCATCGATGTAGTGGAGGCGCGCCAGATACGCCTCCGGCGTGTTCTCGGTCAGCAGCGCGGTGATCGCCGTCGTGATGCCGAGATGCGAGAGCGCCAGGTTGCAGAGCTTCTGCGTCTGCTCCAGGCACGTCCCGGTTGTCGGCAAGCCGGGCACGCCCGTGCCTGGCGGCTCGACGGGGGGTTCTACGGGTGGACCGCCGCCGGTCGGCGGAATGATCTCCGGCTCTGGCGCACCGGGCGGCGCTTCGGGCGGCACCGGCATAAAGATGCCAGGCGGTGACCAGCCGCCTTCGCCCGCGACCGAACTGCCGGGCACGACGAAGACTTCGTAGACGACACCGACCGCGTTGATCGTGATGCCGATCTTGATGGCGTCAATATCGCCGCCCGTGATCGCGTTGTCGGCGACGGTCGCATCGCTCGTGAGATTGTGCGACGACGTCGTCGTGTGCGCCGGGTCGCGCTGAAAGGCCGCGCCGCCGCCGCTCTGCGGGACGACCAGACCGAACAGCGGACGCTTCCCACTCGCCGGCACGAGCGGCACCGTGCGCGAGGCGGAGCCATCGCCGACGTAGCTGAGAATCTGGACGACCGCGCCCGCGTGCCCGCTGAGATCATCGACGCGCCAGGCGGAGAGCGCCGTCTGGTTGACGCCCGACTCGTAGAGCGGCGGCGAGGCGAGCAGCGTGCCCTCGTGGACTTCCAAGGCGTTCGCCGTCGTCGCGCCGGAAAAGTTCGACAGTGACGCGGTCGCGTGGCCGACGCCTTTGTAGAGCGGCGAACCGGCCGGGCCGCCCGCCATCTCCTTCCAGAGGAACGTGGCTTGCGGCGTAAAGTGCGGATGCGGCAACCGGGTCGTGTAGGCGGCAATCGCGGACGCGAGCGTCAGCCCGTGGTTGCACATGAAGCGCATTCCGGGGTCACCCAACGCGAAGTAGGCGTAGGTGACGCCGGGCGCGTTGCTCGACGCGCTGTCGCCGACGAGGCGGAAGACCGCCTCCATCTGCTGGGTGTTGCTGCTCGCCGGCTCGCCGATCGCATCGTCGGGCGCGACCGGCGCGCGGTAGCGGCTGGGATCGACCGGCGTGCCCGCGCTCCACGTCGGCGTGTTGTCGGTGCCGGCGTTGATCAGGACGTCGTAGATCGAGCCGTCGGGATAGCAGATGATGTCGGTCGCGAAGCCGGAACAGTTCGTGCCGGTCGGCTTGTCGAGCACGCCCGCGCCGGTTGCTCTCAACTGCCAGGCCACGCGCCGGACAATTTCAAACGCGCCGCAATCGCCCGCGATACTGATGCCGCGCTCGATGAGGTCGGCCTTGATCGCGGCGACGATCTCCGGATGCGGCCCCGGTTGCAGCGTCTCCAGCGTCGGCCCCGTGCCGGGCACGAAGTCGTCGTTGATGCACGCTTGCACCATCAACTCCGGCAGCGGCGCGGTCTGTCCACCTGGGTGCGCGGCGAGCAGCGTAGACCACCAGCGCACGCCCTGCCCGCCCGTGACGGGACGGATCCAGAGGAAGTGCATCGGCACGCTGAAGCGCAGTTCCTGCCCGGTGCCGTTGCCCACATAGGTGCCGGCGACGACGAGCACCGGCTGCATCGGCGCGACGGTGAGGGTCGCCCACGGCGTGCGCGGATACGGCGCATTGTGGTGTCCGAGCAGCACCGGCATCGGCGGCGCGGTATGCGGCGGCGGCGTATCCTCTTCGCCGAAGACCCCCAGACACTCCGCTGCCGCTTGCAGCACGCGCACGTATTTTGCGGCGGCGAGCGGGCCTTTCGTAAAGACCAACTCCAGCGGGTTGAGGTCGGCCGGCACCGTCAGGCCGGTCGGGTGATAGAGGATGTAACGGTCTTCGTCGTTCGCGGGCGACAACTGGACGGTCGTGATCAACTCGTTGCCGGCCGCGCTGTTGTAGCCGACACCGGGGTCGTCCGCCTTGTGGACCGCGCGCACCGCGAGCGCCACGCAGCCGAGTCCATTCGGCAGCGCGTTGATGCTCGACGCGGCGTCGGTCGTCAGCGCGAGCTTGGCATTCGGGACCGCGCTGTTGAAGCGCGCCGTGCCGAGAATACTTTTCAGCGGCGACTGCAGCGCGAGTCGCCAATCGCCATCCCAGCCCGAACTCGTCGCCGCCAGGCCGGTCGGGAACACCGGCACGATGGCACTGCCGCGCTGAAAATCCATCGCGGAGGGCGGGCCGGGCGAGAGCGAGCAGACCCAGTCATCGACGTCGAGCGCGAGCTTGTGCGCGCCCGTGTGCCCGATGGTCGAAGACCCGTGGACGCGCTGAAACTGCGACATGCCCTTCGTCTGGTCGTCGTAGGTCAGCTTGACCTCGCCGTTGACGTAGAGCACCAGATTCGACCCATGCGACCACTCGTCCTCCAGCACGGGGTCGTAGTGCCCCGGTGCCGGCGTCGAGATAAAGTGCCAGTTCCCGAACGCCATCACGAGGTCGAGGCGATACCAGTGATCGACCTCCAGCGTCACGGTCGTCGCGACGAGCGTCGGCGGCGTCGGCACCGTCAGGCCGGCGAAGACGGCGAGTTGTCCCGTCGGCGTGATGCCGAGTTGCAGTCCTTCGCCGAGCGAGAAGCCTGGCCCCGTCGCTTGCGCCGCCCAGAAAATCACCGTTTCATCGGGCGCTTGCACGAGGCGGATATAGAACCGCTCCCACGAGCGCCCCTTCGCCGCAATCCCTGACTCGGTCGTGCTATGCGTGCGGACGGAGGTATGCGAGCGGATCGCGATGCCGAAGCCCTGCTCGTGCCGCGAGGCCATGCGCGACAGCGCATCCTGACCGAGACTGCCCTGCCCACCTTCACCGAACTGGGTCAACTCAAAACCATCGATCCAGCGGCGCTGCATGATCGGCAGCGCCGCGTCGTCGCCATCGACGCCGGCTTCATTCGGCGGTGCATAGACGAAGATGCCGCGCCAGTGAAACGTGACCTTATGGCCGAAGAGCCACGACCAGCCGAACCAGCCGCCCGACTTGCGGTCGAACGCGGCGACGTCGGTCGGGAACTCGGAGTCGAACCACTCGCTGGTGATACAGGGCGCGACGAATTTCTCCGTCTTCCCCAGCAGCGGCGCGTGGTATTCGGCGGCGGCGGCATCCGGTGCCCAGAGCAGCGCCGCGACCGCGCCGTTGTCCGGATGCGCGCCCTGCAGCGCCGTCACCTGGGCCTGGTCGGTCAGGTGGATCCGGAAGATCAGGTATTGATGTGATGTCGCCATAGCATTGTCCGGCTACAACTCACGGGGCGAGCGGGTGAGAATCTCCCAAAACCCAAACCACCCGCCCCGCGCTGTCGGCTCCCGGCTGGGTGTAGCCGGCGTCGAGCAGAATCAGTCGTCGGTGCCGAGCACGGCGGCGTTGCCCGTCGGGGCCGCGCCGCTGTCGCCGACGTCCACGCCCTGCGAGGCGAGGCGTTCCCGCAGCACGCGGTCGTGTTCCGCTTGCAGCACGTCGCGGGCGCTCGACGCGCGCTCCGGCACGTCGTCGCCGACCTTCTCCATCCAGGTCGCGGAGAACTGCTCCTCGGCGCTCAAGGTCTTCGGCACTTCCTTGGTGACGCGGTGCCGGATCGGCCCGCTGCCGATGAGCACCGGCTCGTCGGTCTTCTTGTCGCGCTCGACCTCGCTGAACGTGTCGGTGCGCGGGTAGAGCGTGAACACATCGCCGGGCCGCCGTCGCACGTCGCCGTAGAAACCGAGCTTCGTCGCGCGCACGCGGATGGTGCCCTGCTCTTTCTTCGGTGCAGTCTTCGCCGCCATAGAGTCCCTCCTCGGAAACAGAGGGCGCGCGATCACCGGCATCGCGCGCCCCATTCGCAGAGTGTCGTGATCAGGCGGTGTAGCCCTTCGGGTAGTAACGGTGCATGACCGAGAACATGCTGAACATGGTCAGCCAGACGGTCATCGACACGGTGCCGCCCGCCGTCGTGACGCGCACGCCGAGATACCGCTGCGTCGGCGTGCCCTGCGGCAAGCCGAGGTAGAACAGCAAGCCGGCGAGCGCCTCGGCGAGCGGGATCGTGCGCGTGGCGTGGACGAGGATGCCGGCCGTGAGCGCGGCATCGGTCGCGGAGATGATCTCCACGATGGGCGCGGCGACGGTCGCCGCGACGTCGATGGCGAAACCAAACCCCATCGGCTCGCCCGTGCCGATCTGCCGGCCGGGCGTGGTGAGTCCGAGATCGATCGAATTGGTCGAAACGCCCGCAGCGCCAAACGCCTGCGTGTCGCTGACGACCAGAAGGTTGTCGAGAATCATGAACGCTCTCCCTCTGAAAAACTGAACCAGGTGAAACCGTGAACGCGCCCGCGTGGGCGTGCTCAGGGAACGAGCGCCTCAGTGTTGATGATCGCGTCCACGGTGCGGATGGGCGTGTCGCCGAAGAACAGCACGCGCTTGCCGGCGACGTTTTCAAACGTCAGCCCGCCGCCGTTGCCGACCGCCAGGCGTTCGATGCGCCGGAGGTTGCGCCGCACGGTGCGGTTCATATACCAGACGCGCCGACCGAGCTTGCCGGGCAGCATCTCTTCCGCCGTTTCCATCAGCGTGATCAGGTCCGGCGGAGTCGCGCCGTTCAGCAGCGAGACGTCGATGTTGCAGACCCTGACGACATAGCGCCAGTCCTTCACCATCAGCCCGCCCTTCCACTGCCACCGCTCCTGCATCGCGCGCATTCTGCTGCCGGGCAGACCCGCGATCATCTCGACGGTCACTTCGCCGTAGTCGTCGTGACGGAGGCCGGCGGTCGAGCCTTTCGGGAAGAGGCCCGCGACGGTTTCATCGGACCATGCGACCAACCAGATCGACGTGTTGTCGGTATCGACCGACCCGGCCTTGATCACGTTGCTGCCGTTGGTCGCGAGCGAGGACGAATAGCGCGGCGCGAAGCCGGTGAACTCTTCGGGGTCGAGTCCGCCGTTGCCGTAGATGATGGTCTGCATCATCTCCTGATTCATCGCTTCCACGAACGCGCGGCCCTCGGACAACCGCGCGGCCGCGGTGTTGCCGTTGAGGCGCAGCACCTCGGTGTCCACCTCCGACCACGCCTCCAGCATCGCGGCCTGGTCATCGATCTGCGCCGTCGTGCTCTTGCTGGGCACGACGCCCTGATTGACGCGCCGCCACGACACCGTCGGGAGGCTCGTCCGCACCGTGGTCTGATTGCCCGTCGGGAGGTTGCCTTCCTTCCAGGCCATGTCCTCCAGCATTTCGTTCGTCTGCGCGAGAAGCTCCACGATCTTCGCGATGCGCCCCGTCGGGTCGGTGCGCTTCGCCTGATCGGCGAGCGTGAGATTGCCAGTGCCGAGTGCGGCCATGATGCAGTGCGCTTTCTAGCTCGCTGGTTTGTCGGGACCGTAGAGCGCCGTCGCGATGTCCATCGATTCGACACTCGCGCCGCCGCCGCCAGCGGTGCCGTCTTCCGCCATGAGCTTGCCGAGGTCCGCGAGAAAACTCACGACCTCGAGGTTGTTGCCGTAGCCCGACTTGTGGAGCAGTCCGCGAAACGCATCGCCACGCGGTGTGCCCTTCGGTCGGAGTTTGTCGAGCGCCGCGCCGGCAAACTTCTTCGTGTCGTCCAGATGTTTGCCGCCGTAGATCGGGTCCGCTTCAGTGACGGCGCGGAATGCCTCACTGTGCGAGTCGAGGAACGCCGCGTGCTCATCCAGTTGCGCTTGCGCTTCCTCGTTCGACCAGCCCTTCTCGCGCGCGACCTCTTCGACAATCGCGATGTCGTGCGCGTCGAGCCGTCCACCCTCCGGCACTGCGAGCGTGTATTTCTCCGGAGCCTTCGACTGCGGCGGTGCCGCGCCGTCCTTGCTCACGGGTGTCTGCGCTGGCGTGTCGGTCGCTGTCGTTGCCGCAGGTTTCTGCTCGACGGGCTTTGTCTCGCCGGCCGGCGTCTCTGCGGGCTTGTCGCCGCTCTCGCTGTTAGGCTTCGCGGCTGTCTCGGTCGCGACTGTCATCGTCCTGTCCTCCTGTTGCTGCTTCGATCTCGCTGGTGCGGTCGGCGGTGCGCTGCCGTTGCCGCGCTTCCGCCTCCATCGCCAGGTAGGCGTGCTCGTCGGCGTCGATAATCCGCGCGAGCAGTTCGTGCCCGAAGTCCTGCCGGCCCGCCTTGTAGAAGGTCTGCGACCCGCTGACATCCATGACGCTGCCGTAGACGCCCGCGTCGGTGATCAGATCCCAGAGCGCGGCGCGGCCGAGCGTGCTCTGCAGCACGGCGATCAGGCGCTCCCGCCGCTGCGCGACCTCATCCCGCTGCCGCCGATCGGCGCGCCCGACTTGCACCGGGTCCGCCGCGTTGCGTTGATACGGCCGCCAGTCCTTCGTGCGCCGGCTCATCGAAAGCTCGCGATGGTGCCCGCCCAGAGGTTGCCGCCGCTATACGTCCAGAGCGGATCCTCGGCGACAGCGGACGGCTTGACGATCATGGAGGCGTAGCGGTTCGTCGCGTCCGGCTGCAGCCGCAGCACCATCGCGGCGGTCAGGCCGCTGACGCCCGCGACGTTCCAGCCGGCCGGGTCCGTCACCGGCACCTGGTTGGCGGAGCCGACGCCCACGAACAGCGACTGGCCGGGCGGCACCGCCGTTGGTCCCGGCCGGATCGGTCCTGTGCCGGAGTTGCCTTGCTTCCAGAGCCAGTCGCCGTTGTAAGGCGTGGCCGACAATCCGCGCACCGCCATCGCGACGACGCCGTAGACGCTGGACAGCGCCGTCTTCGTGACGCGGAACGCCGCGCCGCCCGTCACGACCACGGCGTAATACATGTTCGACCCCTGGTTGTTGGAGTCGTCCACCATGCGCGTGCCGATCTTCGTGTAGGTGTTGCCGCCCGTGTCGGTCGGCGCGCCCGGCTCGCCCGACCCGTTGCCGATGTGCTGCATGTGGCCGACGATGATCACGTCGCCCGCGAGGATCGGCACCGCGAACGCCGTCAATTGGGTATCGATGCCGCTCGTCGCCGCGCGCTGCACGTCGAGGATGGTCACGCCCGACGAGCCGCCGGCCGCGCCGAGATAGCTCTGCCCGCTGCCGTCCTCGTCGCCGATGATCGCCACGCCCGCCCGGTAGTAGTCCTGCGCGGACACGACGCCGAGCGCGAGCACGCACGCGATGAGCAGCGCGGCGCGCTTCACTGCGGGTTCCTCCCGTCGATCACATGCACGACTTGAGTCGCGGCGGCGACGACGCCGTAGACCGTCTCGTTCGCTTGCAGCGAAAGACTGAGCGCATCGCCGGCCGCGATCTCAAACCCGGTTGTCGTCAGCACCGCCGCGCCGCCGATGTAGACCGAGACGGCGGACGGGTTGCGAATGACGACGCGACTGCCGCGCCCGGTATTCGGCGCGGTGTAAATCAACGTCGCGGTTGTCGCGACGGTCACGCGCGTGGCGGCGAAGGCGTGCGCCGCCGTGGCGAGCGCGAGGACGAGCGCGACGATCATCAGGCACCGTGTTCGCATAGCGTTCTCCCGCGTCAGCCGACGCGCATCAGACTCAACTCCGTCATGTCGCACCGATCCGCATTGCTGCCCCAGTAGGTCGCGCCGGGCTGGGCGAAGACGATCAACTCCAGGTAGTCGCCCGCCGAGAGATAGAGCAGCGCGCCGAGGCTGACATCGCGCGACACCGTCGCCACGCCCGGCACAATCGCGCGCACCCAGTCCACGCTGCCGTTCTGGCGCACGACCAGTTCGACGGGGCCGCTGACGGTCGGCTCGATGCGCGAGTGCGCGTGGACCCAGTAGGTGCCGGTCGTCGGCACGACAAGGCGCGACGGGTGCGCGCCGATGGTGTCGTAGACCGGCGTGCGGCCGGCGCTGCGCTCGCTGTCGATGTAGCCGCCGGTCCAGACGAACGGCGCGCCGACGGCTTGCAGCACGCGGTTCCCGACGAACGCGCACGCGAACACCGGAGCCACGCCGCCGCCGGCTGCGCCCGCTGGTCCCGTCGCGCCGGTCGGTCCCGCCGGCCCCGTTGCGCCGGGATCACCGCCGGATGGTCCCGTCGGTCCTGCCGGCCCGGTCGCGCCCGTCGCGCCCGTCGCACCGCCGGACGGTCCTTCCGGTCCTGCGACTCCGGCTGCGCCGGCTGGTCCCGTCGCGCCGGCTGGTCCCGCTGCGCCGGCTGGTCCCGCCGGGCCTTGCGTGCCGGGCGCGCTGCCGGTGCCGCCGTCGTTCACCTTCGACGCCGGTCGTCCGCCGACCATCTAGCTCGCCCCCATCGGCGAGGGCGAGGGCATCCCGGCTTGTCCCGGCTGTTGTCCGGTGACGCCGCCGACGAGGCGCGCCAGCGCGGTGTCGCCGTCCATCGGCGTCTGGCTGGCGTCCTTCATCGCGCCGGCCATCTTCGCGGCCTGGTCCGCTTGCATCGCCTTCTGCTGCGCTTGCGCTTCGGCCGCCGCGAGCGCGTCCGCGTCCTCGTCGCTGCGGATGATCGACGGGTCCACGCCCAGCGACTCGCCGTAGATGTCCACGACGCGGTTGAAGTTGATTTTGTTTTTGACGATGCCGGGAAAGCTCTGCTCCATCGCCGTCGCCGAGCCCATGAAGCGGTCGAGCCCGACGACGCCCACGAGCTTCTGCGCCTGGCCCATGATCGACGTGTATTCCGCTTTGATGTTGACGCCCTGCAGTTCCGGCGGCGCGTCCGGCACCAGCTTCGCGCTCACCATCATCTGGAACACGCGGTCGATGAGCGGCTCGAGTAGTTCGTCGTTGGTCCGCTCCAGCACGGGACCGAGCGCGAGCAGTTTCTCCTCGTGCCGCTCTGCGACTTCACGCGCGGTGATCGGCTGCGCGCCGCGCGAGTCGTCGCTGTTGGCGAGCATCAGGAACAGATCTTCAAAGAACGCGCGCCGGATCCGGTTCTGCGTCTGGCCGACGTCCTCCAGAAAATCGTGCAGGTTGAGCGCGACCTCGTGGATCGAGCGCATCCCCTGCATTCCGGTCGGCACATCGACGTAGGTGATGTCGCCCGGCAGCAGCGACGTCTTCTGCGTCCGCAGCGCGTTGGGAGCCATGACCGGCGGGTCGATCTGTTTCTGGATCGCCTTCGCCTTCGACTTCTGCTGCGACTGCAGTTGCTTGATGTCGGGCAGCGCCGTCATGCCGGGACAGTCGGTGCCGTAGGTGTCCTCGCCCGTGATCTCCCAGCGCGGCGCGAGGACCGGGAACGTGTCGAAGCCGGACTCGCGCAGAAACTTCCCTTCGTCGCCGCCGTCTTCCCAGTGACACGACGCCCACGGTTTGTAGCGCGCCTCCAGCTTCGCCGCGTCGGCGGCCGGATTCGGCAGCACGAGCCAGGTCAGATCGACCGGCTCTTCATACGCGCTGCGCTCCCACGCCGTCTTGACGCGCATCGACAGCTTCGTCCAGTCGATGGTCCGCCCGTCGGCCGCGAGGCCGAAGTCTTCGACCACCTGACGCACGCTCAGTTGATAGTTGCGGACGAAGGACGACGCGAGCCCGCGCTTGTCGAGGCCGAGCGCGTAGGTGCCGATCGGATAGCTGTAGCAGCGGAACAGATCCTTCGTGTCCTCGACCACGCCCATGCAGCCCGTGCCGAAGACGCCCATGTCGCCGTAGAGCAGCGGCAGACAGTTGTAGAGATTCGTCTGCTGAAAGACGACGAGCATCCGCGTCGTCACAATCGAGAGCCACGACTTCACCGCCGGAAGGCGCGCGAGGTCGGGGTCCGGCGTCGTCAGTTTCATCCACGGCCTGGCGGGGCTGGTCAAGCCGGCATGGAGGCCCGACTGCAGCGTCCGCACCGCGAAGCGGCCGGTCGAGTCGATGATCTTCTGGTTGCGCGGATCGCCCTGATTGCGGTCACTCAGCGTCCAGCGCGAGCGCCGCGGCAGCAGGTAGTCGCTCAGTTCGCGCCAGTGCGCCTCAAACGAATTGCGGTCGCGCACCAGCGCGCTCGCGACCGTGCGATAGCGCAGGAGCTTGTCGGCCGCACTGGTTCCGAAGTAGTCGGCCATTCAGTTCCTCGTGCTCGTGCGGAGGCGGTTACCGCGTAGATCGACCAGCGTGCCGCGCTCCTCTTCATCGAGCCGGGCCTTGAGCATCGCGAGCGTGCGCTGCTGCCCTTCCATGACGTCGAGCAACGTCGCGACCTGGCTGTCGAGCGCCGCGACCAGTTCCGCGAGGTCACGCACGACCGCCGAGAGTTGCGCGTAGCGCGTGCCCGCCGCCTGTTGTTCATCGCCGTTCATGTCAGTAACCGACCAGCGTCTTCGGTGTGAGCACCGCCGCCGGGTTGTTGCCGGCACCGAGCGGTTGTCCGGTGAGCAGCGTCGAAGCGCCGGCCCCGGCACGTTTGCGGGCGCGCTTCTGCGCCGCGAGCGCCGCCTCGGTCGCGCTCGACCGCGCCTGGCTGGTATTCGGCGGCACGAGGTCACCGAGCAGACTGACGCCCGCAGCCGGCGGGTCACCGCGATACTTCGCTTTGTCGCTCGCCGGTTTCGGAGAGGATGAGAACCAGCCCATTAGGCGACTCGTTTCATCAGCAGCGTTTCGATGCCGACATAGCCGCACGCGCCGTAGAAGCGCGCGAGCGCCGGCATCGCCGCCGGAGCCGCGACGGTGACGAACACGCCGCCATCGCGCCGCGTCCACTCCTCCGCCGCGCGCAGCAGCGCCGTCGCGAGGACACCCGTGCGGAAGCGCGGCTCGACCCACTGCGCGAGCGTGGCGGCGTAGCGGTCGCGCGAGAGGACGTGCTCGCCGACCAGCAGCGCGTGGAACCCGACGAGCATCTTCGGCTCGCTCGACTCGGCCACGAGCACGACGCCGCCCGCGAGGACCTGGTCGAACCCTGCCTCGGCGCGCGGCCGGTCCACGAGCAACAGCCGCGCGTAGGGCGTCGTGTTGTAGTAACGGATCGCCATCGCGACGACCGCCTCGCGATCCGCCGCTGTCGCCGGCCGGATGGTCATCGGTTGCCCTCGTCGTCGCGCTCGAGGCGCTCGCGAAACCGCGCGCCGACGGCGCTGATGGCTTCGGTCGTGGACAACTCGCGCTCTTCGGCGAGCGCGCGGGAATACTGCGACGTCGGCTCGCGCGCCGCGTCGATGATCGCGTCGATGATGTCCTCGACGTCGTCGCCGAGGCGCACTTCCGCGCGCGGTTCGTAGCGGTCGAACATCTTCGCGAGCAGATGGATCGCCTTGCGGCGCGGGTCCGTCATGTCGGTCTGTTGATCCATCGCCAGGGATCCTCCTCATCGCTCTCGGTCGCACGCGGCAGGAGCGCCTCGCGCGCCATCTCCGCGCGCACCGCCGCCGGCATCTCCACCATGCCGAAGGTCAGCGCGAGCGCGTCGGCCAGGTCGGGCGAGCGGCCCAGCCGCTTCTTGACCATGTCCTTGTCCTCCAGCAGAAACTTGCCGCCGTGGAAGGTATAGGTCGGCGTGGTCAACTCGCCGACGAGCGCCGGGATCGGCGGCAGCGCGCCGCCGCGCTTCACCCATTCGGACATCGCGAACCAGATCTCCGCGCGCCGGTTGTGATAGCGCGGGTCGAAGCCGGGCGCGGCGAACTGCACGTCGATGGGCGCGTAGCCGTTGGAGCGCATGACGTCCACCGCGCCCGCCGCCCAGCCGCCGGTCGCATCGAACAACTCGACCTCGCTGCCCCAGAGCGCCTTGCCGGCCATGACGGCGTTCGCGATGTCGGTCGAGACGGCGGAGTCGCGCTTGTGCCGCATGATGCGCGGCCGGAAGGCGGCCATGCCCTGACGCGGAAAGATGACCGTGCGGTCGTCACCGTAGCGCGCGACGTCGATGCCGAGGCGCTTCTGCGCCCACTCGTAGCGGTCGGCCGGCAGATGGCGCGCCATCGCCAGTTCGACGTCGTCCACGCCGAGCAGCGCGTTGAGACTCTGCGGCGGGAACTGGCCGAGGATCTGCGACATGACCCACGGGTTGTCGCGCCCGTAGGTGTCGATCTGCTGCTGCGCCCACTTCTTCGGCTCCGGCCCGACGCGCGGCGAATGGACCCACGCCGCCGGGTCGTCGGGGTCGCCCGTGATCCGAATCACATACCACTGGTGCCGCAGCAGCGAGGCGGCGGCGTAGAGCATTCCTTCCAGCGAGATGGGATTGCCGGCTTGCAGAATCTTGCCGAAGCGCGGGCCGGTCGAGAGAATCTGGTCGGCCGCGCGCAGCACCGTCAGCGGAATCGCGCCGGACTCATCGACCAGGACGAGCACATATTTCGAGTGCAAGCCCGACATGGTCTTGCCCTGTTCGTCGGGACTCGCGCTCTTCGGCCACGAGCGCGCCGAGAGGAACCAGGTGTCCGGATGGTGGACGGCGAAGATGCGCTCGTGCGTCAGCGTAAACGCGGACTTGAGATACTCCGACCGCAGTTGCCACTTCGCCAACTCCGGCCAGAGGTTGTCCTTGAGGTTGTCCCACGTCACCGAGATCGCCGCGCCGTGCGGATGCTCGCCCCGATCGCCGTAGCACGAGAGGAAGTTCCACGCGCACCACGACTCGACGGCGGTCTTGCCCGGCCCGACGCACGCTTGCAGCGAGATGCGCGGGATCGTCGGGTCGGCGAAGACTTGCAGCGCCTCCAGTTGCCACGGGTCGGGCTCGACGGCGAAGTGTTCGTAGACGAACTGTTCCGGATGAGCGCGCCAGCGGCGGATGTTGTGCGCCGCCTGGTCGAGCGGGTTACTCACGACGACCAGCAGGGCGAGCAGCGCCGTGCGCCATATCACGCGCCGGCTCCCGGTTCCAGTTGGTTCGCGTGCGCGAGGATGTCTTCCAGCGTGTGCTCGACCTTGAGCGTCTCCTTCAGCCGGCCCGCGACCTTTGCCATCGTCTCGCGGGCGCGCAGCTTGTCATACATCTCGATTTTGTAACCGTGTTTGGTGGGCGTGACGGACTTGATCGCGTCGGCGACATCGGCCGGCAACTTCGCGATGCTGCTGTCGGGCGGGAAGATCGACCGGATGTCGATGCGTCCCATGTTGCTGATGCCTTCCAGAGCTTCGTCGCCGTCCATGATCCGCATCGCCTTGACGCGCTCCGAGAGGCGCGCCTGGATGGCGGCGGCAATCCGTTCGCGCGTCAGCATCCGGCTGGCGTTCGCGCGCGAGGCGGCCCCGGTCACCTTGTAGCCGGCCATCTCGTAGGCTTTCGCGGCGCGGAATTTCGCCGCCCCGCAGAACGCCTCCACGAAGAGCAACTCGCGCGGGTTCAGGCCGAAGGGGTTGTCGGGCGGATCGACTTCGGGGATCGGGTCGATGATGGCGAGCAGATCACTCGGCGGCTTGTGCCCCGCTTCGACTGGTGTCTGATCGGCGAGCGGCGTCTCCGCCGTGTCGTCGTCACCGGGTCGAAGCGGGGGTCGCATCGCGGACGAGCATTAGCGCGTTCCGCGTTCCGCCGTGCGTGATTATCGGGATTATCGGGATTATGTGACTGACGAACAATCTGGCGCGTCGTCGGTGATGCCGGAATAACGCGGGTTGCCCTCGACTACTTCCACGCTCGCGCCGACCGCCCACCCGACGAGCGGTCCCTGGTCCGTCGGCACCATCGCGTTGCGATAGTCGGTGAGCACGTAGCCGCACCGCTCGCAGTGTTGAACGCCGTCGCGCAACTCGCCAGCCTCATGCACCATGTCACACCTCCGGCGGCGCAGCCTTGTAACGGACGAGCGCCGCAACCCGAATGCGATAGACCTTCCCGTCGCGGAACGCTTTCAACAAGCCGGACTCGATGCGCCCGCGCAGCGTTTCCTCGTGCATCCCCAGATACTTCGCGGCCACGGCCAGGCCAACCTCGCGGCGCGCGTCCTTCGCCGGGTCCACGAGCGGCGCTTCGCGGTGTCGGCTCATGTGCTCACCTCACGCGGCAGCACGCGGTAGTAATACAACCCGCGCACCGTCTTGTCCCGCCGCCGCTCGACCACGAAGTGCCCGAAGCGTTTCTTCCGCAGATCGCGCAGCCGCGCCGAGATGCTGGCCGGCGGGTCGCCCGTGTGCCCCTGAATCTCGGCGAGCGTCCGTTCGCGACTATCGAGCATCAGCCGGCGCACGCGCTCCAGTTGCTTCGTCAGCCTGGCGTGGTCTTCCTTCGGCTCATACGTCGCGCCGGAGAAGTGCGGCTCGACCGGCTTGGCCGGCGGTGCCGGCGGAGGCGGCGGCGGTGCCGGCAGCGGCACGCCGAGCGCGGCCAGTTCCTCATCGGGCAGCATCGGGAACGGCAACAGGTCCGTCAGCTTGCGCTTACGTGGGCGCGGTGCCCGTTTTCGTTTCGCCACGTCGCTCACGTTTCAACAGTGCCAGTTCGCCACGCAAAGCCCGCATGATCGGGTCGGGTAAATCCGTCGTGATAAAGCGCAGGAGCGCGGCGACGTTGCCCTCCCGCGCCGCCTGGCGGAGTTGCACCAGTTCCCACGCCTCCTCCCAGCGGCGCGCTTTCACTCGCCTCCGGTGAGCGCGCATCCCGTCACGGTGACAAGCGCGACACGTCCGCTGACCTGGTCGCGCGTCGTTCAGACACGAGCAACAGCCGCGCGCCACGTCAGTCACCCGCCTCCGGCAAGCCGAGCGCCGCGCCACGCGGACTGAGCAGTCGCATCGCCACTAGCTCGTTGGTGCGCTCGTTGGCAATCGTCGCTCGCAGCCGCACATACGCGCCGATCACGCTGATCGCCAGACGTGCCCGCTGGCGATAGTCGGGATTCGTTCCCTGATAGGTGCGGTAAGCGCGGATCGTTTTTAGTTGCTGCACCGCCTCGTCTTCCAGAGCCTCCACCACAGACATCAGCCCACCTCACTTTGAAAAATGTTCCACGGGGAACACTCAGCCGTTATCAGATGTCGAGATACGCTTCGATGAAGACTTGCGCGACTTGCGGCACGACCGCATTGCCGTAACCGCGCAGACGTCCCACGCGGGCGGCAGACCCATGAGCCAGCGGGAATGTGCCGGGTTCAATTGCCCGCCACTTGCCGTCGGCACAAGGGAGCCACTCGGCGTCGTCCCAGAAACCAACGCCCGCGTCTGGCGCAGGTTGCACGAGTCGCCCGCCTCGTGATAGTCCGCCGTCGCCGGACTGAGTCCCGTCGGCGTCGGCCACGCCGCCAACGTCGCGGCCTGGTTCAGATCCTGCGGCCCGCCCTTGCGCGCCATCTCCGTCGCCGAGCCTTCCGCCGTCCGCACATTTTTCGCGCCGTCGGTCGAGCGCGTCGTCGGCCAACTCGCCAGCCAGACCTGACGACCAAGCAGCGCGTTCTCCGGCACGTTGGCTTGGAAGTGTCCGTCCTTGTGGTCGCGCACCGTCGGAGTCGCCCACGGCGCGGCCAGGCGCGCCGCCTCGGTCAGCGTCGTGCCGCGATGATGCGTCGGCGTCACCGGGTGCGACGAGCCCGACGACTCCGCGTCCTGCACCGTCGCCGTCGGCCACGCCGCCAACTGCGCCGCCGTCCGCAGATTCAATCCGCCTTCGCCGCTCGCGCCCGGCCCCGTTCTGTCGCTCCACGTCGGACTCGGCCACGAACCATAGGCGCTGTCGAATATGGTGCGCGCCGACGCACGCAGCCGGGAGAGCACACGCCCCGACGGCGTAGCCTTCCGCTTCCACGTCAGCACAAAGACGGTCGAGCCACCCGTGTTTAACCGCTGTTTCAACCTGTTCACCAAAGACGACTGGAGGGCGGCGGACGCGCCAGAGCTTGAACCAGACAGGCCAAAGGTCGCGCGGATCGTCGCCGCCAGCCTGGGTGCCGGCCGGCGAGAAGGGCTGGCAGGGACAACTGCCGGTCCAGACGGGACGGTCGTCGGGCCATCCAGCGAGTCGAAGAGCGTAGGGCCAGCCGCCGATGCCGGCGAAGAAGTGACAGACGTCGAACCCGGCGAGGTCGTCGGGCTGGACGTCGGCGATGGAGCGCGTGTCGATTTCGCCATCGGGAATCAGTCCTGCCGCCATCAACGCGCGCAGCCACGCGATGGCGAATGCATCGATCTCGTTGTAGTAAACGCGCACCCTACGCGAGGACCGTCACGGCCGGCGGCAGCGCCTCGACCAGCCACTGCCGGACGCGCGCGACCGCGTCGAGTTGCCACGCGCCGCCGTCCGCCTCGCAGAGCATCGCCTCGACGCCGCTGCGTCCCTGCTGCAGCCGCAGCACATACTCCGTCGCCGGCTGCGAGATCTCGCGGAACGTGCGGAACCCGCAGAGGGTGACCGGGTTGGGCACCTTGACCTCGGTGACGAGCGCGATGCCGGTCTTCGCCGTCACCGTCTGCGACACGCCGTCATCGAGCGCCGTCTGCACCTTGTCGCTCTTGACGTTGCTCAACAGCGAGATGAGCTTCATGCAGTCCTCGCGCGCGACGACGCGCCACTGCAGCCCGATGATGAATTCTTCCAGCGGCATGAAGCGGTCGAGGAACGCGTCGAGCAGATCTTCGATGGTCGCGGCGACGAACATCTCGCGCGAGCGCGACCGCGCCGACAGCGGGCCGAGCACCTGGACGCGCTGCGGGTCCACGACATGCACGACCAGGCGCGCCAGGTCGAGGTTGTCGCGGTTCGCTTCCAGGTAGAGCGCGACCGCGCCGAGCGTGCCGACGGGCAGCGGCACCGCACTCGGTCCCGGCTTGATCAGCGTGACGGGATCAAACACCTTCCAGTCATTCGGGCAGTAGTCCAACTCGCCCAGCCGCATCGGCTCTTTCATGTTGTCGAGCATCGCGTCGATAGCGCCCTTGTCCATCAGTTCACCTCGTCCTTCTTGAATGCCGAGATTGCCGCCGGCCCCGGCGGCGCATCGAACAGCGACGACTGCCGTGGATCGTTCTCGACCGCGACCAGGCGTCCCTGCACCCGTCCGAGAAACAACATCGCGTCCACCTTCCGCACCGCCGCGAGCTTCGCCTCGACGGTGATCGCGACGTCCGCGGCATCGCGCTTCACGCCCGGCGTAAACGTGAGCTTCAGCGTCATGCTCCGCTTCTGCTCTGCCGGCGTATTCGGGTCCACGATGTTCGCGAGGATGCGCCCTAGCTCGCGCTCAAATAGTTCAGCGAGGACGCCGCCGCCGATGGTTTCTAACGTCACTCCCGCCATGCGATCCTCCGGGTTGAGATCTTTTGTTATCCGTCTGCTGGCGTCGTTCGATACAGTCATGCCGGTCCTTTCGGTCGAGGATGCAGAACTGAGCGCGCGTCGTCGGGTGCGTCACGACCTCGCGCACGCTGAACCCGACATCAAACGGCATCCACTTGCCCTTGTCGGTCATCACCCAGACGAGCGGACGCTTGCAGTAGGTGCAGCGGCCGGGACGCGCCGACCCCATCCAGATCCGCACCGTCGCCCACATCAGCCGTCACCCTTCGGCACGGCCAGCCCATAGAGCGCCTCTCGCGCCTCTTGCAGTTCAGCGAAGGCGTCGTCCTGCGCCTGGTTCGCGACCTTCTGCTCCTCCTGCTGCCGGGTGACACGCGCCCCCGCCACCGTGAACGCCGCCCGCGCCCGGCGCAGCCGAGCGAACGCCGCGAGCACCGCGAGGTCGTCGTCCGTCATCTGTTGCCCGTCAGGCGCGCCGCCGCCGCGCCGGCCGCGCCAGGGATCACCGACTTGCCGATGCGCTGCCGCTGATAGCACGCGCTTTCGATCGCCTTCGTCACGACCTCGGAGTTGTAGGCGATGCCTTCCTTCGCGCAGCGCCACTTGACGACCTCGCTGAAGTCGGCGAAGTCGGCGTCGTGCTGTTCGTAAAGGTCGAGCAGGACGTGCGCCAGCTTCGTGATGACGCCGACGTTGTCGTCGGGGTTCTCGTCAGCGCGCTCTGCCGGCGGCGGAGGCGAAGCCGCCGCTGCTTGTACGTGATCTGGTTCCAGTGGATCTGGTTCAAGATCAAGACATAGCCCCTTCCCGACACCCGTGTCGGGATGGTCGCGACACCCATGTCGGGATGGTGGAACCAAACCGACACCAGTGTCGGGAAGGGCGAAAGTGCCTGGCGCGATTTGCACGAGCAGGAAGTCGAGGCCAATCACCGCGCCGTCGGGCCGATGCCGGCGCTCTGTCTGCAGCGCGCCGAGCCCGCGCAACGTCTTGACCGCGCGCTCGACCGTGCGCTCCGACGACGCCATCTCGCGCGCCAGGCGTTCCATACTCGGCCACGCGCGCCGCTCGCGGTTGCTGTATTTGCCGAGCAGGGCATACAGGTGGATCGGCCGCGACTCCTGACACTTGTCGAGCAACCAGACCGGGACCATCGCGAACTGCCCGATCTGAGCGCGCAGGGTGCGCGCGACGTCCGGGTTCACGCGCGCCATCTCCGCCGCGCCCTGACGAGCAGCGGCACGAGCGGCGCTTTCACGGGCACACGCCGGCAGGGAGCCGGGTGCGCGATAATCTCGATGAGCGTGCGGTGACAGCGGAGACACCGGGGGTTCATCTGCCCGACCAGGTCGTGCTCGCGTGCGGCAGGTTTCAACATCTCACGCTCCGCCGCCGGGACCGGAAGCCGGCCCCGGCACGCTGGTGGGAACTACGTCCTCTCGGTCGTTTGATTGCCCGTCGCGGGCGGCACTTCGACCGGCGGGTCGGGGTTGTCGGGATCGTTCGCCATGCCTTCCAGGCGCGTGGCTTGCGCGTCGATGGCGGCTTGCACGTCGGCGACTTCGGCGTCGGTCATGCCGGTGCCGACCTTGTCCTTCAGCCGCTTCAGGTCGGCCGCGATGTTCGTCGTCGCGGCGTCGATCCGCTTCATCCCTGCCTTCAGTTCTGCTCCAGCCATAACGAGTCGCTCTCCTTGCGCCTCAAGGACGCCTAGTCGCGTGAGAATTCGGCCGAGCATGTCGGTCACGCGCCCGCCATGCTCCTCGTGCAGATGGATGTCGTGTCGAAAGCGCGCGATGTTGTCGTCGCTCATGTGCCCCTCTACCGGCGGTAGGCTTGCCGGTGTTGCTCGTCGTTCAGCGCCGCCTTGCGCTCGTCGGTCCACTCGACGCGGCCCGCGCGCCGCCGGTCCCGCTCGCGCCCGATGAGCAGCACGCCGAGCGCGCCGAGCACCGCGCACGTCAGCACGACCGCGACGAGGACACCAGTCGGCACCTGGTCGAGCATTCAGCTTCTCCGTTCGATACTGCGTTCAAAGGCCGCGACCGTGATGCGGCGCAGCGACAACAGCGCCTCGGTGCGGGTGATCTCGCCGACGGCGGGCTCGAGGGTCAGCGCGTAGGCGCGCATCATCGCGAGGATGCGGTCCACGTCGCCGCAGAATTCCTGCTTCTCCTCGCGCACGCGCTCGCGCCGCACGTCAAGGCTGTCCATCGGTCACCACCTTCCGCGGCAATCGGAACGGGGCAATCCGCGACGGCTCTTCATCGAGCGCGAGCGCGGCATAACTCGCGGCCAGCCGGGCCACATGCTCGACGTCGCGGCCGGCGCGCAGCCGGCCGAGCGCGACGTCGCCGTAGCGCGCGGCCAGCGCGCGGGCGCTGCAGTCCCAGAGCGCGTCGGTCGCTTCGTCGTCGTCGCTCACGAGAACACCCGGCGCGCCGGCAGCAGCGCGGCGATCTCCGTATCGACGGCGTAGGTCACCACGGGCGCGGGCGCGGCGCGCCGCTGCGCGATCCAGGCATCGCAGTCCACCTGGTAAACGCCCTCGACGCGCCCGCTCGCCTTGCGAACCGCGACCAGATCGCCGGCCGCAATCAGCGCCCGCGCGCGACTCTCTGTGATGCCGAGATATTCAGCGGCCCCGCGCACATGGAACAGCCGGCCGCAGACGGGCGCGACGGGCGCGGCCCTCATGCGACCCGCCGCGCCCGCTTCTGCAGATGGATCCGCGTGAAGCTGTCGAGCGGGATGTGCGCGTAGGCGCAGAGGCGCAGCGCCAGCAGCGCGCGAGGGATCCGGTCACCGTTCACCAGACGCGAGATGTGCGCCTGGCTGGTGCCGACGCGGCGGGCGATGTTGCTCTGCGTGTCGCCCGTGGCGGCGATGTAGTCAGCGAGACTGCGGTAGCGCGGCGCGGCCGGCGGCCGGCGAGCGGGTCGGTGAGCCATTCCGCAACGGAATATACATATGTGGAAAATGGCTTGTCAAGGGTATACCATTAGGGTATGGTCCCTTTCGCATTCGACCCGGCTTGCGCCCTGTTGAATCTGTGAGCTTACAAGACGCCGCTCGCGCCACCATCCGCGAATGGATTGCCTCGACGGGCACGACGCAGACGACGATCTGCGCCGGCATCGGGCGCAACCAGCCGTGGCTGTCCCGCTATCTGTCCGGCGACATCGACGCCGACATCGACACCCTCGACCAACTCGCGCGCGTCTTCGGGCATACGCTCTGGGGCTTGCTGCAAGTGCCGTCCGACCAGGACGACGCGGAAGTTATCCGGCTTTACCGGGCGCTGCGGCAGGAAGCGCGACCCGTGGGGAAAGCCGTGCTACGAGAGATGGGGCAAGGCCACGCCGCACCGCGACCTCGGCGATAAACGCGCGCGTCGTGCGCGTGACTGAGGCGGGCAGGAGCCGGAGCGCGCGAAGCAGCGCCGCTTCCGACTCGGTGGGAACCAACACGACGCGCCGCCGACGATGCGAGGACGCCATGAGTGCGGTGCCCTTTCCACTTGCCGAAAGTTTACGAGCGCGACGTTCACGAGTCGGAATCTACGCCCGCGCTGTTCTGACTTGCAAGCGAAAAACAACGCGGTGTAAAAAATAACTGCAGCCTTGGGTTCTATGCCCGAAGGGAATATGTCTTTCGGTGTCACTGACAACGCAACAGGGAGGACAGAATGGCTCACGACATCCGGCAGTTGATCGCCTACCACGAAGACGCCGTCGCCAAGCTCCGCGCCGCGCTCCCGATTGTCGAGGCCGGTCCCGTGCCGCTCGACACGCCGCCGGCCGCGCCAGGCGCACCGATGTCGCGCGCGGTCGATACCGCCGCCGTGCTCGCGCTCTTCCATCGGCACCGCCCGATCCGCAACGGCGAACTCGGCGGCAATCAGAACCGGATCGCCGTGCTCGTGCGCCACGGCTACATCAAGCGCAAGGGTGACGGCTACGTCCGCACCGCCAAGGAATGGAAACCGCGCGCATGAAGCGGCGGCGCACCAAACGCTGGGAGCAACCGAAGCAGTGGGGTGGTCCGGCGGCAGCAGCACCAAACCGTGGACGACCGCATTGCCGACGCGGTCGCCCATCACGCCGCGCGCCTCGGCGTCAGCCGGTCGTGGCTGATCGCGACGTTGCTCGCCGACTGTTTCAACATCGACCTGGACGACGACGAGCGAGCGTTCCTATGAACACTGACCCGACCGACTATCTGAAAAACGCCGACGTCTACACCGTGCTCGACCTCATCGCGGTCGAATTTAAAACGGACCCGACGTCGGTCCAGTGCTTCGACCTCCGCCTGGTCGCTCGCGCCATCGAACTCGCGGCGGCGCGGCCCGACCACTGCTTCGCGCTCACCAACTCGCAGCGCATGGCGCTCTGCGACATTCTGCTGGCGCACCTCCTGCGCGACGACACGCCGATGGTCTACGTCGATGTCGTCCGCAACGTGCAGACGACGCCAGAGCAACTCCTCGCCCTGTTCACGAAGGGGTCGTCGCAGTGACGAAGATGGTGCGCGTAGCCGTCGCCTCAACCATGATCTTCGACGTGCCCGACGATGGCTCCAGCATTGAAACCATCGGGCAGCGGTTCAAGCTCGCGCACACGTTGTATCTCGGCATCCCGATGGAGACTGTCACGGGACAGTTGTGGACCCTCCGCGCCATCGAGCACTTCGCCGTCACCCGACAAGGAAGCAAACCATGAGCGTGTATCTCCCGCCCGGCGGCAAGACCTGGCGCTTTCAGTTCACCTACAAGGGCACGCCCTACAAGGGCACGACCGGCATGAAGAACAAGCCGGACGCGATCCTCTTTGAGCGCGAGCTTCAACTAAAACTCGCGCGCGAGGCGGGCGGCATCGCGCAGTTTTACGCCGACCCGAAAGACACGCCGCGCATTCAGGACTGGGCCGAAGTCTATCTCGCCTACAAGACCAAGCGCGTCGAGCGGCCCGACGCCATCCAGAACGGGCTGGCTCCCGTGCTCCGCTTCTTCGGCGCGCGGCCAACGGACCCGGCTAAGGTCGTGGTCGGTGAGCCGTATCACGACTACCGCCTCGGCGACATCATCGCGCACCCGCAGATCCTGCTCGACTTTGAAACCTGGATGGACAAGCGTGGCAGTTCCAACCAGACGAAGAACCACTACCGGGGCCACATGCGCCGCATGTATGCCGTCGCGAAGCGGCCGGAGTATCGCAGCGCGACCGGCATCACCAGCAACCCGTTCCTCGACATCGAGCCCGACTACACCGAAGGGCGCACGACCGTGCTGTCCATCGCCCAGGTCCGCAACTGGCTGACGGCGGCGAGCTATCACATCCGCCTCGCCGTCGCGATCGCCGCGCTCGCGCCGAAGCTGCGCCTCCGCAACGTGCTCGCGCTCGACTGGACGACGAGCTTTGATCCGGACCCGCGCACGACCAACTTCAACCCGCGCGTCGAGCACTACATCGTCGTGCGGCACCACAAGACGCTGCGAAAAACCCGCAAGCCGCTGGTGTCGCCCGTCACCACGCAACTGCTGCTGATCCTCAAGGATGCGTGGACGCGCCATCTGCACGCGGACCATGTCGTGACCTATCACGGCAAGCCGGTAAAGCAGATCGTCGGCGGCATGAAGGCGGCAGCGCGGGCGTGCGGCATCCCCTACGGGCGCTTCACCGCCAACGGCGCGACGTTCCATACCATCCGGCACACGGCGGCGACGTTTCTCAGCGACGGCGAAGTAGACCCGCTCAAGTTCATGGACGCGATGGGGCACTCGACGCTCGCGCAGTCGCTGGAGTATCGCCACATGAAACCGAAGCAGCAGCGGCCGGCGCTCAACCGCTTGTCGCGGACGATGAAGATCGCCGACCTGGTGACGGCGAAGCGCAGCCGGGGCGCGCGGGCGTGAAACGCTGGCACCTGAAAGTCGTCGTCGGTCGGAAGTCGCTGCACCTCCGGCGCGGCAACTTCAGCCGGCGGCGCGTGGTGCCGTTCATCGAGCGCGGACCCTTCGGCTGTTGGACGGCGTCGTGGGCGTGGGGGCAGGTAGGGTGGGAACTAACCCGGTGGGCGTGACTTTAGATGATTCTGTGTAGAACGATTTTAAGAATCCTCAAATGTTTAGCAATTCTCGACAAAGCGCGATAGAGGGTCAGGCGGGAAAAACGTCAAAATCAGGCCGGATTCATTGAGGAAAGTGCCCCGTATCATCTAGGCTCAGGAGCTAGTGAACTACGGTTCATGGGGGTTCGAGTCCCCCCTTCCGCATCAACACTTTACAGGAAATGTTAGACGATTCGATCTAGTGGACTTTAGACGATTATGGATTTCATGGACGCAACGTCGGCGCTCGTCGCGGTCGATCTCGTCGTCATGGCGGGGCTGTTCCTGGTGGGCACGAAGGCATTAGACGACGCGCGCGGACCACGGGAGCGGCTGGCGAAGGTGCCGCACCGGCACCTCCCGTGGCCGGCGCGGCGTCGAGCCTATCTGTGCTACGCGGGCGTGGCGCTCGCTGCCGTGCCGCTCGTCCTCCCGTTCTTGTGACACGCCCAGCAGAGGCACGGGCGCGGCGGCGCGTCGGCTGTCGCCGAACGGTCGGCGGCGTGGACGGTGCCGTCGCCGTGCAGCACACCGACCAGCCGTAGCCCGCACTCGACGCAGACGAAGGCGTAGCGCCTCACGCTTTCCACTCCAGTCCGCACTGCCCGCAGCGCAGCGTGTTGCGCGTGCTCGTGCTCGTGACGATGACGCTCTCGACACCGCAGCACGGCGAGGGATAGAGCGGCGCACCCTCGTCGCGCAGCACTTCGCCGCACGCATGACACATCGCCGGGCGCGCCGCGCCGACGTCCCACGTATTGAAGCGCCGGCACGCCGCGCAGACGACCGTGTGGAACCCGAAGGTGTTCTCGGTCGTGTTGCGCGTGAACCGGCCGCTCGACCGCCGCGCCTGGTAGCGCCTCATCGGACTGACCCCAACGAGGGCAGCTTGTCTACGCGAACCCACGACCCGCGCTCGACGTGGTTCTGGTTGATGTTGGTCTGCCGTTGCGCGCCGCAGCGGCAGACGTCGATGCGCGTGACGTTGCCGTGCGCGCCCTCGACACACCTCCACGGCTGGACGCACCACCCGTAGGGCACGTCGCGCGCCTTGGTTGCGAGCGCCGCGTGCGCGTGCGGCCGTCCACCCTTGCGCCCGTTCCGCTTCGCCGCCTTGACCTTGCGCGCGGAGGTCACCTTGCCCCCCTTGCGTCCGAGCGCGACCGCCGCCGGATTCTTGCGCGGCATCACGACACCCGCTCGACGCGATAGAAGCGCGACGGCGTCAACCCGCGCGCCGCGAGTGTCGCCGCCAGTGCCGGCTTGTCGCGCAGCGCGCTGCCCGGCTGATGCGCCTCGCAGCAGTGAACGAGCGGCAGCGCCTTGCCCTCACTGAGCCAGAGGCGCTGCACCGAGTGAGTCACCGGAGCCTTGCAGCCGACGAACATGCAGCGCATTTCAGAACCCCTTCTCGATCCGAGTTTCGTTGACCATGTCGGCGACGTCGGCGGCGCGGTGCGCCTCCGGCATGGTGTCGAGGAAGCGCGCGAGGTCGGCGGAGTTGACGGTGCCGTAGCGCCGGCCCCGGTCGGAGGCGAGGTCACCCGCCCAGCGCGTCCACTTCGACCGGAGGATGACTTCCGCTTCCTCCATCGAGTAACCGCGGCGCAGCAGCATCCGGCAGCACGCGAGCCAGCGGCGCTCGCCGTAGTTGTCCCACGAGAAGGCGTCGGCGGTGCGCTCCGCCAGCGTCTGCGCGTCGTCCATCAGGGTCGTCATGGCTACGACCCCACCGCTTCGTAGTAGCCGACGGCGCGGACGTGCCACTGATTCTTGCGGCGGGCGGGCGTGATCTCCGCCACGCAGCCGGCGAAGAAGATGACCGCCTCGGCGATCTCCGCGAGGCGCTGCCGGCACTCGACGCTGGTCCCGTCGAGCGTGACGAGGGCGTCGATGGGCAGCTTCCAGTTCTCGGCGTTCTTGACCAGGTCGAAGGCGACGTGCAAGCTCGCGACCTTGGCGTCGGTGTAGTAGTCGCTGCGGTAGCCGGTGATGTTGTCCATCAAAAACCTCTGTTCAGAGTTGCCGCAGTTCAACCGCCGCCCGGAAGATGAGCGGGTCGATCCCCCACGGTTCCGCGTAGACGTTGGCGTTGTTCGCCGACCGCCGGACGGCGAGCCGGAAGCGATACTCGTAGGGCTTCGCTTGCTCCTTCACGCTAAACGCCGCCATCTCGTTCTCGATGGCTTCGGTGACATAGCACGCGAGCGGCAGACCGCGCACGCCGGTCGGTTGGTCGGTGCCCATCAGCCGGGCCGCTTCAAGCTTCGGATTGAGATACGCCATGCCCAAGACGATAACCCAACCGCTTGGGTTCTGGCAAGCGCGGACTGCACACAATGACTCCGTATTATGTCCTTGCAGGGGGTAAGGTCTTCGTGTAAGCTGTGAGGCGTGAAGAAACCAGGCCGCGACTTCAGCATCTACGGCGACAGCAAACGCGAACAGGCGCAAGGTGCCGCCTACGAGGCGGAACGGCAACAGCTTGACGAGGCGGCGGGCCGAGTCCTCGACCGCATGGGCTGTTACCCGGAAACGATGGACGACGCCATCGAAGCGGTGATCCACGACTACGCCATTACCCGTCAGGCGTTACTGACACATCTGGGGAGAAAAGCATGAGTGAACGCGACCGCGACCAGCCGTCGGCAGCGATGCCCGACGAATTCGACCAACTCCTCGGCAATCTCGACGGACTGCCCGACGTCGTCAAAACCAAGACGACGGTGATCCGCACGCTGCCCGCGCTGGGCGTCGGCGGGTCCACCATCCACATCGTCCAGACCGTGCGCCAGCAGCACTCGCGCATCAACAAGAAGGGGGAAGAGGTCGGCTACTCGCGCGACACCATCTTCCTTGAAGTCGTCAGCCAGCGGCTGGGCACGGTGCGGCTGGTGTTGCCGGCGGAAGTCGCCGACACCATCGCGCGCCAGCGGGACGCGCTGGGCGGCAAG